TAAGTTGTTCTAACTCATCTTCTTTATTTGTCACAACATAATCATCTACCATATTTGCTACAAACGAAGGATATGTATATAACCATTGTTTATAGAACTCTGTTAGCAATTTAACTTGAGCACTGATATTTGTCATCAAGTACATGTTTCCTCCTTTACTCTTCTACGAACCTATGCCATATTTTATCTTCTAATAGTTTAACATTCAAGAATGCTTGACATTCTTTGAAATAATCAGTGGCCCATTGATAGTTGTTATCAGCCATTGCTTCTTCACCAAGGTCTTTATGAAGCTCAGCCATGTGTGTCATAAACAACATGACTACCTCAAATACTTGTTCCTTGGTTAACCCATAAGATTTAAACTTTGGAAACATTGATTTAATAGGCTCATCTTTCACTTTAACCAGGGAGGTTAGTTGATATGGGCCAATTTCTTCTGCTTCATCGTTATCAACTTCTTTAAGCCAATAAACATTATAATGATAGTCATCACGGTGTCCTAACTCTTCTCTGGCCTCATAAATAGTGTCATCATCACTATCTTTAATTTGAACAAAATCACCTGTTTCAATTATTTCATCTATTTCCATTGCAATTACCTGCCTTTCATTATCGTTGCTTTATTCAATTTATATAATTATTATAATATATTTGAAAAATTTTGTACATCCTGTTTATTTTCGCATGTCGTAATTTTGTTAATTGGCAGGCTTTTAGGAAAGAATAAACTTAAAATCTGACCTGCATAATTATTCGTCGCTTACGTTTCTTTACGCGTAACTAGCTATTTTACTATTTACCATTAAGTTGTCTTATTGTTCTGCAAACTTCGCTAATAGTATCTAAAGCTTTTAGCATTAAATTAAATGGGTCCACATCATTTTTACTTAATAGGGCCTGCTTTTCTGAACCGCCAGAGTTCTGAAGTGGTAATTTTTGTTGGACCGCTACTGGGGCTTCCTCCTTTACAGGGTTGGTCATTACCTTTGGTTTCATTGGGCTTTTATTTACAGGTCCTTTCTTATACCATGGTATTGCTTTTCGTGCATAACTTGGGTTACAATCCCCATTATCAATAAATTGTTGTATCATTTTCTTAATAGATTTATTAAGTCCTTGATACTTCTTTTCCCAATCTGCAGGTTTAGTTGCATAGCATGCAGCATATCCTGCATAAGTACGAAAATGTGAATGTGATATGCCTGTATTAGCAACAGCGTCTTCATCTTTGAGACATGCTGCAAGAGCAATCACTTCATAATCATTTGAGTTAATCTTAAGTTTACCTTTTCTCATTTCACTTCTCCTTTCTATATCGCAAAGTCCAGAGGGTTGACTGTGTATGTTGTAGCCAACTTATCTCTTATTTCTTTATCTTCTATTCTATTCAATACAAATGCGGCATCACTAAAGTACTCTTCCGCTATCTCAGTATCATTTATAGCAATTTCATCAAGTCCTGCTCGCATTAAGTTATGATACTCTTCAATCAATTCCTCTTGGTTAGCCATTATGCCTCCTCTTCATCTATAATTTGTTTTGCTCGCGCTAAAGCCTTTGCCGCTTTAACATATTCAAGAAAAGCTTCTCCATAGCCTATAAGACTTTCAAAATAAGCATCTTCTTTTATCGCTTCTTGCTCAACTAATGTAGCAAAAGCATCATTATAAACATGCTCAGCATATACTCTAATCATTGTAACTAATTTTTCAAAATCAGTAGTTGTTTGCATAATTTAATCTCCTTTATGACATCATATTATGTTCTTGAAAATATTTAACAATCAAGCTAAAGTCTTCAGTATAATCTTCATAGTTTGTATTATCAACTAATGACTTAAAATATACCACACGGTCATCATCAAATGCTCCTGACCTAATAATAGCCATTGCGGAACAATCATTTTGGGATATAAAAACTTCATTATTGTTATCAAATATTTTATGCTCAAGTCTAAATGTATCTTCAAGCTCATGATAAGTTGTTGTAGCTTGGTCCTTGTCATCATAATCACGTTGATATGCTATCAAAGGTACTTGGTCAAAGCCACCATAAACAACTACCGAATATGTGAACTTAGACTTTGGTGCATATTCATCAGTCACACCATTATCTTTAAGCCATTGACCTATATTAAAAGATTTATCAAGAGCTTCCATCAATTCGTTATCCATAACAGCCTCACAGCCTTTAGAATAATAATTCTTAAACCCATCCTCATCAGGTTCGCCATGATAAAAGCCTGTTATTCTTTCACGTACACAGAACTCTTCTGGTTGCTCATTTACATTCTCACCTATAACAAAGGTTTCTTCAAATATCAATGTAATATCTCTGCTAGGTAAATATTCTTGTGAATATTCAATTCTACAATTAGTACTATAAGTTTTCATTTGATTATTTGTCATATTATGCCTCACTTTCATTGTTTTCATAATATTCATTTACTACATCTTGTAACCATGGCATGTATGCTATCATAACATTAAGTAAATTCATCATACCATTGTATACATCATCTTTGTCAATTTCAATATTAGTAATACAATTAACTCTACTGTCCATCAGCTCGTCTGTTTCATCTTTACTTGTTAACATATCTTTAAACATGTTATTAAGTACTTGCTTCAATTCTACAGCATTATCATGTGCTATAGTCTCTTCATCATAATTGTCAATCAATTCTTGTAATAAGTCTTCAATGTGTTTCATCTTATTGCCTGCCTTTCATTATTTAAGATTTATTTCACTTTATATATTTATTATAATTTATAAAGAATTAAATGAACACCTTGTTTATTAAAGTATGATTATTATAAAGAAGTATACATAGAAAATAATTATAGTAAGTATTGTAGATAATACTGCAAGAATATAATGATTGTTCTCATTAAGCCAACAGCTAAGATATTCCCATATGAAAAGCACGAGGCATTCTCCTAATATGAGAGTAATAATTTTGAATAATATAGTGAGTAATAAGTGCATGGTGTCCCTCCGTATTTGATTTATATTATAATTATAATATAATCAAGCTCTAATTAGTACTCATATATTCATGCTCATGTTCACTCATAATAACGGCGCCCACATCATTTCCACTTGATAGCTCCAGTCTCTTGGTTCGATTTCAAAAGCTATACTCTCAAACAACTGCCCATACAATTAAGGCCACCACTTCTCCTCCTTTTGCTCAATGTTTTGAAACATCAAACTCACCCACATTATCCAAAGAGTTCCACTACATTTTGACTTCATATCTCCAGTGTCTTCACTTCATTCTCATCTCTCCTCCTTTATATTGTTGCGTTAGCAACATAAACTTTGTTCTCTGGTTCTCTCTATGAAGAGAGAACTGTAATGTAACGATGAATAAAAAATAATCTCTTAACAATTAAGTCAAGAGATTATTCTTATTGTGAATTATAACTTATGCGAATAAGTTATTTAATTGTTCAGTAGTTATTTCTTGTTTTTTACGACCAGCTCTGAATGGTTCAGCAGGGTTAATCTTACCTTTACGTAACTTGTTAGCATACCAAGCTTGACACTTATCAGTAGTATTAGCCTGTAATCCATTAAGTTCAAACAACTTATTGATAATTGCAGCAATCATTGCATAAGAAACATCAACAAGTTTAGCTTGTTTCATAGCTTGAACAAAATAACTAATGTGTCCAACAGTCTCAAGTTCATCGAACTTTTCTTTTAGTAATGATACTAATGCTTTAGCATCATACTTTTTGTTCTCGATTTCAATTCCAAATAATGAAATCATTTCAACAGTAGTTTTTTCTTTAGTCATAATAGACCTCGCTTTCTTTTTTCAAATGTACCTCAAATCGAATAATTTATTTATTCAATTTACATTGGAATGAAAACGGAACAAATGTTCCTCAGAACTTTATAGCAGCTCTTCATTATACGAAGACAAAAGTTTAGAGATACGGTGTAGCTCTTAACTTTTGGTGAAGTAGAATGAATAGAGATGCATAAAGCCGTGAGGACTTGCTGAAGAAAAAAATTTTTGGAAGGGACTGAACAAAAAATTTTTTCTGAATGCTGGTTGACGAGGGTTATTTGTGTAGTTAAAATGGAAATGTAATTGAATGAATTATTTGATTTGAGAAGTATATTTGTAAAGAATGTGTAGGTATTATGATTGAAGAAATAGTAAGTTGAAAATGAAAATTATTGGAATTGTAATTGAGATTAAAATTTTGATAAAGTATTAGTGAATAAAAGAAAAGAAGATGAATTTGATGGGTTGGTATTGTTATTTGTTTAAGTTATGATAAAGATAATTTGATATGTTATTATGAATGATGTGAAATTAAATAAGTGTTTGATAATGGTTAGGATAATAGTTGATAAGTAAGTTTGATATGATAAGTGAAGTAAAGTAAGATTAAATGATGAATAAGAGATGAAGTAAGATATAAGAAATATAAATGAATATTAGATAGTTAGTATAAGATATAATGATAAGAAGAATGATTGATGTTGTTATGAGATTATTGATAGTGAAGAGTGAAATGGAATATAAATAATTTTAAATATTCCTTTGGTTCTTTCGAGAAAGAACTATAAATAATTACAGCTTGCTGTATAACTACCTTTGATTACTTTCGTGAAAGTAATTATAGATATTTACGACGAACTATGTGAGTCGTATAAACTTAGGATAAAATAGGAATAAGTGTAGAAGTGTGAACAACATTGGTTATTGTAATGATATGTTATGATATGAGTTGTATATGTTACCAATGTTGAGATTTAATTACGGCGCCCTATCTGACCGTTAAAACTACAGAGAAAGACCGGTAATTAAATCGGCTCTAAACGTTGATTACCCTGGCGTGTATATAAATATTATCCTATTTTATCCTAAACACGAGGGGTGAGTGAACCGACCGGTAGGGAGGGTAACTTTCCCCGAGTGGCGTCACCCCATCTGAGTTACGGGACCATTTCACTATTTTCAACTAAAGGTATAACCAGCCAATTCCATTATTTGAATTACGTCTCAATTATAATACTCCCTGGTCAACGGCGCCCTCCGCTCAACCAGGAGAGTGATTTAGTAGTGAAATTTAATCAATTTATGCGAGCACTTTATGGACTCGTTATGGGCCACGGTGCTCGTCAAAAAACGCGCGACAGTGCTGCCAATCGGCTCCAAACGCAGTCGTAGCAATACTTTCGAACGAAAGCACCGCAGCACCGTGCTTTTTGCGGTTTATTGCATTTGCGAAAATTAGGCACTACTAAAAACACTTCAAAGTCAGTCATAACAATACTTTCGCCGATTTTTGTTAACCAGCAACAAATATATAATACATTAGCAAAAAATTTTTTTAAAAAATTTTAAAAATTTCGTAACAGTGCTGCAGTGCCGCAGTGCCGTGAAGGTCGAAACGTAATAACGACAATACTTTGGAGCAGCACCGCGTTCGCACTGTGTAGCACCGCGGTTATAAATGGACTAAGCATAAACTGAGATTTATTCAATAATATAGATACACTCCACATACCACCAGTCCTATGGGTAGCGCGCATGGAACAAGGTTAAAGATATAAATTTCAGTCGCATTGCCAATTTATATTCAAACTCCTGGTTATTAGAATTCGACCAATATTCTGAGACCTCTGGGCGCCGTTACAATAAGACGCCAATAATATATTACTATATTATCAAATAATATATTACTATATTATCACTATATTATATTATTCATATATTCATATATTCATATATTCATATATCATATCATTATATTCCACCAGCATCAAATTTGCATTATAATATAAATAGTATTATTGTAATTATAGGAACTTTAAAGATGAATGAAAATGATAATGAAAATGAGATAAATAGTTCTCCAGACTCTTATGTAGAGTTCGATGATGGAACTATTGTAGAATTACCTAAGAGTGACGGCGCCCAAAAAGTCGGCTCAACCTTATACAAAGCTGCAAAAATAATGGAAGGTTATGCTGAGGAAATAACATCGGTGTCCCCCGACTCCCTGGTTGCGGCGGATAGTGGTGGGAACCAACTTGTTCTTGATACTGAGCGCGGTGTGCGGAATATCAGACAAGGGAAGCCACAGTCTGCAATCAAACGTGAAGTAGAAGAGGCGACAGAGGAGCAGCGCCGTCGTATAATACAATATGAAGAAGATAAGGCTTTCTATGAGAAACAGATATTGCAGAAAGCACGGGCTGCTTCAGCGATAAATAATGACGCTATAAAGATATTGCATCCCACTTATCGGTCAAAACTCATGGAAGCTCTATCGCGATATGGCACGCTACAAGCAGCACTGTTAGAACTACGCGAGAAGTATGGTGTGGCTGTACGACCAGACGTCCTTCGCCGCATGAGAGGTATTATTCCTGCACTTGATGCAGAAATTGAAGATGCTTTAGGTATGTATCAAGGAAGACTACAGAGAGCAATGCACCAACGTGCAGTTGAAGGTGTAGAGAAAATTATCCGTGATAGAGAAGGAAATGAAATAGACCGTGAGCGCGTTTATTCAGACTCCCTCCTGGCAAAGATGGTTGATGTTCATACACCAGAATATAAAGAAGCACGACAGAAAGATGAGAAACGTGGAAATACTATCAATGTGCAAATTATTAAAGATTTTCATAATCATAGGAAGGACTAATAATGGTTAACCATAGACAACTTAGTGAAGATGGTGTTGTAAGACGTAACGATGAGAATATAAACATAACTCTACCATATATGTGGGAGCCGTGGCCACATCAGCTGCCGGCATGGGACGCCATTGTTATGAGAAACGTCAAACGTAATATATTAGTATGGCACCGACGTGCAGGAAAAGACCAAACGGCTTTAAATGCCATGGTTGTAAAAGCACACGAACGTGTGGGAATGTATTGGTATGTATTCCCTGAATATAAACAAGGACGTGAAATCTTTTGGGATGGCTTTAGAGATGATGGACGTAAGTTTAGGGACGCCATACCTGCAGAACTTATAAAGAGAACCCGTGATGATATGATGTTAATTGAACTTAAGAATGGGTCAATGATAAAAGTAATAGGTACAGATAACGCAGACTCTATTGTAGGTCCGAACCCTGTGGGATGTATTTTTTCAGAATTTTCATTACAAAACCCTTCAGCATGGAACCTTGTGCGACCGATTTTGAATGCAAACAATGGATGGGCAATCTTTGTATATACACCACGTGGAAGAAACCATGGCTATGATATGTATAAAAATGCTATGAAAATGATGCAAGAACAACCTGATAAGTGGTTTGCACAGTTGCTCACAAAAGACGATACATCAAAGATATTGATTGGAGATGATGGAAAACCTTTAACTGACCCTCAAACAGGCGAATTGTTGTGGGGCCCCATAGTTACAGACCAGATGATAGCGGATGATATTGCCACAGGTATGTCAGAAGAATTAGCACAACAGGAATACTATTGTGACTTTAATGCAGCATTACAAGGTGCATATTACTCAAAAGAATTAACAAGGCTTCAGAACGAGGACCGTAGAACTAAGGTTTTATACAATCCAAATTATAAAGTTCATACAGCATGGGACTTAGGTTTAGATGACGCGATGGCAATTTGGTTCTTTCAGATTGTCAATGATACACCACGGATAATAAATTACAAGGAATGGACTAATACTTCTCTTAAGGAAGTTATAACGGAAATTAAAACTTACCAATATGTGTATGGCACACATTTGGCTCCACATGATATAACACAGAGAGAATTAACCACAAAAGAGTCGCGATACAGTTATGCAAAGCGTATGGGCGTAAAATTTTACCCAGTACCCAAACTTGGTGTTGCTGATGGTATAGAAGCTGCACGAAGAGTTTTAGCGATTAGCTTGTTTGATGAAGAGAATACAACAACAGGATATGACTGTCTTGTTAACTATACAAAGAAATGGGACGACAAACGGAAGGTATATTTAGAGAAACCTGAGCACAATTGGGCGTCACATGGAGCTGACGCATTTAGATATTTAGCTGTAGGCTTAGAGCACATACACGATTTTGATGAAGAAACTTTAGCTGACCAAACAGGTGTAGCGTACAGTGAGTACAATGTATATTCACATGAGGGCACAGATAAGTATGTAGCTAACAGCGACTATGACATATTTTAAACCAATCTCCTGGACCTCTGTGAGTTTTGTGAGCAAAGTTGACTGGTTTATATTAAAATAGTATTATACATAATACTATTTTGTGAGAAATAAGGAGAATAAATATGTCAAGTGGAGGCGGTAGCTCATCAACAGCTTCAAAAACGACTTCAGAACAGAAGCCGGTAGAGAACAGTGATAAAGCTGCAAACGAAGCAGCACAAAATGCAAAAGCTGCAATGGCAGATAAAGTAGAGTCATCTGAAAGCACTATTTTAACATCAGGCAAAGGTGTTTTAGATGAACCTGAATATAAAAGAAACTTATTAGGCGCTGGTCTATTAAGTGATACTCGTGGACAGCGTTTAGGATAGGAGATATTATGGCACCGAAAACACCCGCAGTGCAGGCTGCTCCTGTAAACTCTGAAATTGACCCAGAGTCACAAGCTAAAGCTGATGAAGCAGCAAGACAAGCAAAAGAGCGTCAACAAAAAGGTACAACATCTTCAAAAACTATATTGACATCAGGAGCTGGTGTACTTGATAATACAGAAGATAATCTTAAAAAGAACAGTTTAGGATAAATATAATGACAGTATCAGAAAAACGTATTAGATGGCACTTACAGAGACAGCAAAAGTTGAAATCTAAACGACAGAACTGGGATAATCTTTGGCAAGATTTATCCGATTATTTTTGTCCAGGTAGAATAACAGCTATTCGCAAAGAAGAGGAAGGCGCCAGAAAGACTAAGAAAATATATGATAATACAGGGGCAGATGCCGCACAAAAATTAGCAGCTGGCCTTTATTCTCGTACAGTAAACCCCGCTTCAAAATGGTTTTATATAACTTTAGAAACAGCAGATGAAGAACTTGAAAATGATAAAGAAATAAATACGTGGTTTGATATTGCGCGTGACCGTACACAATCTGTTATAAATAAACGTGGTACAGGAGCTTTATATCAAACTTATTGTGATTTGACTTCATTGTGTAATGCTGTATTGTTCATTCAAGAAGACCCCATAAACGGAGTTTCTTTTAGAACTTATCCTATTGATGTAGTAGATATTGCTGAAGACTACCGTGGAGTAGTTGATACAGTATATAGAAAATTTGAGATGACTCTTAGACAAATTGAACAAGAGTTTCCAGGAAAGTTACCTCGTGATAAACAACAGCAAATGGATGAAGAGCCTGATGCGAAAGCAACGGTACTTCACGTGGTTGCGCCTCGCCAGGAGCGTGACCCAGATAAAATTGACAATCTTAATATGCCATTTGAGTCTCTTTATATTTTATGTGAAGGTGAGACTTTACTTGAGGAAAGTGGTTACCCAGAGATGCCGTATGCGGTAGCTCGTTTAGAAGTACTTGCAGGAGAGCTATATGGACGTGGTCCTGCAACGATTGCACTTCCTGAAGTTAAATCTCTTAACGAAATGGCTAAGCTACAATTAGATGGCTCTAATATGCGATTAAGACCGCCATTAGATGTTCCATTGAATGCTTATGTAAACCCTATTCAGCTTATTCCAGGTTATAAAAACTTGAACCAGGATGAAGGTGGCCGTAGAATTACAGCATTGAATGTAGCAGGTGATTTACAATATACAGCTAAAGATATTGAATTGCAACAAAATAAAGTTAAAGAAATTTTCTATAATGACCAATTATATTTAAGAACTAATGCAGAGATGACTGCAACTGAAGTTCAAAAAAGGTCTGAAATACAAATGCAACTTATGGGACCATGGCAAGGTCGTTTAGAACTTGAATTATTTGAACCTATGATTAACAGAATTTTAGGTATACTTATAAGACAAGGAGAAGTACCACCGCCACCTCAAGCATTACTTGAGAATGCAGATAATGAGACATTTAGTGGTAGACCAAAAGAAGCTTTTGACCAAATGAGAGAACAAGCTTTAGGTAAGAAATCTAAAAAAGATAAAAAACAAACACCAAAGCAGGAAGCCAAAGAAAGGCAAAAATATTCTACAAGGTCATTAAAAATTGTGTATGACTCTCCTCTGGCTAGGGCGCAGAGACTAGTAGACGTTCAGGTTATAGACCAAGTTAAAATGTCTATAGCTCAATCTATGCAATTAAACCCACAAGCAGCTCAAGATTATTTAATGAGATTTGATATGGTACAAATGGAAGTAGATAGAGCAAAAGCATTAGGGCTTCCTACAAAATATATTGTATCACAAAGTGAATACGAACAAGCAAAAGCTCAAATGCAACAGCAACAGCAACAAGCACAAGCAATGCAACAGATGGGTGCTATGGCAGATGTTGGTCAAAAAGTTGGCAATACCCCAGGTGGTGAACAATTGACAGAACAGTTGTTCTCACAGATAGGTGAGCAAATGGGCGCCGGTGCTGAGGCGGAAGCTGCAGCTAATGGCTAGTTTATTATATAATATATTTATGAGTCTAAAAAGTTGGCTAAAAAAAGGCGATAATGCCCATTATAACAAAAAACTAGCACAGCTTCACCAAGAAGTTTTTGGCACAAAAGCTGGGCAAGAATTGTTACAAGACTATATGAATAGGTTCCATATTATAGGAACACCTGAAGCAAAAACTGATAGAGAACAGTTTATGAATGATGGTATGAGAATAGTCGTACAACACATGTTGGCATATACTTGCTGTGACGCAAATGACTTTTTAGGCAAAGTACAAGATAACTTTGAAGAATAAGGAGAACTTTTATGCCAGGAGAAGGTGAAGGACAAGGACAAAATCAAGGCCAAGGCCAAGGACAAGGACAAGGCGGCTTTGGTGCAGGACAAGGGCAAGGCCAAGGAGATGGCAACACAGGTAGTGGAGACCTGAATTTAAAATTTTCAGAACAAACATCAATGTCTGATTTTTTGAAAGATTATCCACAATATGCAAACAATAAGAATTTTACAAAGTACAACAATGTTAAAGATTTTATGGCAGGCCATGAGTCTTTAGTAAGTCACTTAGGAAATTCTATATCAATTCCAAACGAAACTTCAACTCAAGATGATTGGAATACTTTCTATGATAAATTAGGAAGACCAACTTCAGCAGATGAATACAAGTTTGAGGATAAGCTTCCTGAAGGTTGGGAAATTGACAAACAATTAGATAGAGGCTACAGAGATTTAGCTTATGAAATTGGTTTGAACAATACTCAAGCTCAGAAGTTAAGAGAATTTTATAATACAGCAGTTGAAAATGCTTATAAAATAAATCAAAAAGAAACTCAAACTCGCTTAGCTGAACTTCATGAGACAAACGTCAAAGAAATTAAGCAAATGTGGGGTGGAGATTATCAAGCTAAGACTAAGATTGCAATGAATACAGCGAGAGCAATTTTGTCGCAAGACACTCTGGACTATTTAGATGCAACTGGCTTAGGAAATAATGCAAAACTTGTGAGAGATTTTTATGAACTCTCAAAAAGATTGCAAGGTGACTCAAGACAGTTTAATGGAGAAGGTTATACACCTCCAACATTAGAAGATTTAGAGTCTGAGTCATTTAAAATCTTAAGAACGCCGAATTGGCAGAATGACCCGGCACTTAAGCGTAAATATGAGCAGCTCACTCAACAACGTGCGGATATGTTGTATAAAGAGCAGTAAGTAAGAGATACCGATTTACATCGCCTCTGAACACTTTAGTCTGATGTAGCGCCCGAAAGGATACCGTGAAATAGGACACAAGCGTTATTATTAAATTAAGGTAAAGGAGAACCACAATGGCTGACTCAACTATTCCAAACAGTTTTAAAGTTGCCTTTGACGACCAATGTAAATTGGTATATCAAGACAGAGGCGGCAGATTAAGACAGTGCGTCAGAAGCAAACAAACTGACGGAACAGAAGAAACCTTCTACCGTTTAGGTAAAGGCGAAGCTAAGGACAAAGAACGTGGCGCAAAAGTTCCTCGTTTGAACTTAGACAGAATACCGACCAAGGTCAAACTTTCTAAAAAGTATGCTTCAGAAGCAATTGATGACCTTGATACAAAGGTACAGGCATATGATGAAATGCCTAAAATTGCAGAGTCTGTAGTAATGGCTTGTACAAGAGCACAAGACAATATGATTAAGACTGCAATTGAAACAAAAGCAACCGAAGTTGGTAACGTTATTGAACATAATAACACAGGTTGGACTTTGGCAAAAGTTAAAAAATTGCACAGACAATTTGGTAGAAATCACATCTTTGACTCTGGCACAGGTCGTAACTTCGTATTCACGACTTCTGTAGGTTTTGAAGATTTATTAGACCTTCCACAGTTGTCAAATGTTGACTATATCGGACCTAGCGAAATGCCTTTCAGAATGGCAGGTCTTAGAGGTTTCAGATGGTATGGTTTTGAATGGTACACTTGGGACGCTTTGAACATTGACGATGATGACGTTTCATATTCATTAGCATTCAACTCAGAATGTGTAGCATTTGCATACGCAGCTGATTTATCTACTAAGATTTACTATGATGAAAACACTGATGAACACGTTGCAAAAGCTAAATTCTATGCTGGCGCAGGTGTTATTGATGAAATGGGCATCATGGTCATCGAAAACGATGAGTCAGACTCATAATTCGGAAAACTAATGGAGCGAGCTGTATTCTCGCTCCTGGTTGACCAAGACGTTAGTACTTAAACCATAAAGGAGAAATAAACTATGGCTTTTAAAATGGAAAGGTTTGATATACTCAAACAGAACTATGATAAGACAGGCTTATTCTTCTATCATGACACTGTTGGTACTGCTAATAGTGGCGATGGAAATACTTTAGCACAAATTACAGCTGAAGACTTTTTCAATCCGGTAGTTGAAGAGTTGTCTGAATTAGGAGCATTGATTTTTGTTTCAGCAACAGATGGTGCAGGTCTTTATAAAGTAACTCAACTTTATGATGAAGATGGCGCTCCTGAAGTAACAGTTGCTCCGGCAATTGGCGCAGCTTCAGCACTTAGCCAAGCAGCAAATCAAGCAGCTTCTACAGCAGCAGACGCTACAGCATTAAAAACTGACTTTAACAACTTGCTTAGCAAGCTTAAAGCAGCAGGTCTGATGGCAGCTGATTAGTTGTAAATAAGTTAAGCCCCTTAACTGGGGCTTAATTTTAATTTAAAGAATAAGGAGAAATTTAAAATGGCACTTAACTCAGAAATTAGAAGTAAGATTGTAAGACAAGAACTTGACGCAGCATTAGTTGGCCCAAGTTTTACTAAATACGAGGCAAAAGTAAAATACAATCCTGTAAACATTGAAAAAGACGACTTTTTCAGTTTATGTTATGGTATGTTAAAAGTTGGAGATGAAATCTCTATTCATACTTACCAAAAAGGTAAACACAATTGCTATTACAAATTTTTAGTAATAGACGTAAATGTTGAAGATAAAATTGTTAAGACACATTTACTTAATAAATTTGACTTTATGAACCCTGAGACTAATGTTAAAGTTGAAGGTGTTGATACTGACGCTTTAAATACGGTGGTACAAGTTATGGTTGATGCAAAAACTCAAGAACTCATTAAAACTATAAATGAGCTTCAAGAAAAATTTACTAAATACACAACTGAAACAGATGACCAATTAGAAGAAATTGAAAATACAATTGCAGACCTTCAAGAAGCTCCCGCAAAAATTGCAGCACCTGATGGTACTGAAATTGATTTAGAAGTTCCTTCTGATGAAGCTGAAGAAGATGAAACAGACGAGGATGATGGGGAATAATAAATGACAGTAGACTTAATTGATGATGTTCTAATTGTTAATAAGGCGCTAATCAAGATAGCTGAGACACCTATCGACTCCCTGGATAACTCTGAAAGTAAAGCAGCTCGAACTATGAAGCTTTTATTGCCTCAAGGTAAGAGATATGTATTCAGATTACATCCATGGAATTGTTTACGTGAACGAGCTATCTTAGCGCTGTCTGCTGATAAACCTGCATTTGGTTTTGATTATAAATATGCTTTACCTGCAGATTGTTTACGCCCATTAGCTGTACAGTTAGATGATGGGACGTTTATTCCATTCTATGACTCAAGTTATGGTGGTAGCGTTCCTGGAGATAAACAATTTGTAGTTGAAGGTAAATATCTCTTAACTAATACTCAACCTCATAAAGATAATGCAAAAGGTTGGACAGGTCTTAATTTATTATATATTAAGTACCCAGATAATTTGAATGTTTTAGACTCACAGCTTATTGAGTTATTAGCGTATTATTTAGCTGTAGAAGTTGCATATACTTTTACAGGTTCTGCAAGTTTGAAACAAACTTTACAGGCAGAAATGAAAGATTGTTTGAAATTAGCTCGAGCAAGTAATGCTCAAGAAATTGCACCAGGAATACCGTTAGGAACAGTTGTAGGAGCTCATTGGTAATGCCAGTTTTAAACCCATCATTAGTTCAATTTAATACAGGTGAAATTACACCATTCTTAGGCGGCCGTACTGATTACAAAAAATATGGGGCCGCTGCTGAGTATATGGAAAATTGTATACCATTAGTATATGGACCTTTTATTAAAAGGTCTGGAACTCGTTTTGTAAACTCAATAAGAACTTATGGTACTAAGGTAATTTTGAAGCCATTTATTTTTAGTAAAAGCCAAGCATATACTTTAGAAATTGGTGTTAAGCCATTAGAAGAGCAAGCTGAAAATAAGACAGGCTATATTAGGTTTCATACTAAAAATGGTACAATAGTTGGTCTTAATAATTTACCTATTGAGATAGATACGCCATTTACTGAGGAAGATTTAGATAATTTAGATTTTGCTCAATCAAATGACTTTTTATATATTGCTTCAGGTAGATTACCTGTTAAAATTTTAAAAAGGTATAGTCATACTAGTTGGAGTTTAGAGTCATTATCTTTTGTTGATGGCCCATATCAAGATGAAAATACAAATAAATCTTTGACAGTAAAAGCAAGTGCAACAGCTGTAGGCTCTGCAGCAACTTTGACAGCAAGTGGTGATTTGTTTACAGCGGATATGGTAGGTTTACCGATTAGGCTTAGAAAAGTTTCAGTAGGCTCTTCTCCTAATAATGCTATAGGTTGGGGAACTATAACTGCCGTAACAGATAGCACTCATGCAACTTGTTTAGTTGAAGAAGCATTTTTTGATACTCAAACAACTTATGCTTGGAGAATTGGAGAATTTTCTAGTTCTCGTAAATATCCTAAAAAGGTTACAATCTTCAAAGGTCGTTTAGTTTTAGCTTCAACTGAAGCACGACCAAACACTCTCTGGCTTTCAAAATCAGACTCATATCATGATTTTGGACCGACTAATTTATTAGATAATGAAGTATTGGACGATAGTGCTATTTATATGACAATGGCTGCAACAGAAACAAATCAGATACAATGGTTAGCAGCTTTAAGACAATTATTTGTAGGTACATTAGGCACTGAATTTAAAATAGGTAATTTAGGAGAAGTATTAACTCCAAGTAAAGCAACATCAGAGGAAGTTTCACAATACGGCTCAACTTCAATTAAACCTTGTAAATACGCTAATGAATTAGTATATGTTCAACAAGCTGAGCGTAAAGTAAGAACTATGTATTATGATTTGAGTACCGATGCTTATAATTCACAAGATTTATCCTTATTTGGTGAACATCTTACTTTTGGCGGTATTGCAGGTATAGTTCAACAAATTGAACCATATTCTACGATTTGGGCTTGGCTTAATAATGGTAAATTAAGAAGTATATCTTATGACAAATCACAAGAAGTTTGTGCTTGGAGTCGTCAAGTATTAGGCGGCACAAAAGTTCGAGTACTTAGCGCTTGTTGTATTCCATTTATTGAAGAGAATAGAGACCAATTATGGCTGTTAGTTGAAAGATGGATAAATGGGCAATTTGTTCAATATATAGAAACAATGGATAGAGTATTTGATGACCAAGTAAGTCAAGCTGAAGGTTATTTTGTTGATTGTGGTGGTACCTGGAACCAACCAATAAATATAACAAATATGGAGTCAGATGGTGCAAATACTATATTAACTTGTCCTGACCATGGGCTAACTACAGGTGTTAAAATAAGAATATCAGAAATTGAAAATTATTCAGAGAATAACTTTACAGAAGAAGCTGGGTTTGAACAATTGAATGATAAGAATTTTTATATTACTGTAGTAGACGAGGACACCATAAGCATAGAATACGATAGCTCTGAGCTTATACCATATATCTCATGGCAAGGTGGTGTAATTAGAGGTTTCATTATTGCTATAAATAATGGCATAGACCATTTAGAGGGTGAAGAAGTTTATGCTGTTGTAGATGGCGCAATAAGCCCATTACGTAAAGTAGTGAATGGTAGAGTTGAGTTAGACTCTCCTGGAACTATTGTTCATATTGGCTTACCATATAAATGTAAATATAAATCAGTTAGATTTGAAACTAATTTAGGTAATAATGACGCCTTAGCTGCAAAACAAAAAATACATCATGTATATGCACAAATTTATAGAACAAATTATTTTAAATATGGTGCAGAGACTTTGAATGAAATTATGCCGGCAAGAAAATATGGAACAGATAAGATGGACACCGCTCCAAGCTTAAAATCAGGTTTAGTTGAAATTGCTTTAGAAAATGCTTGGAGTCATGAACCTAAAATTACTTTGGAAAGTGATTTACCATTACCTTTGTGTATTTTAAGATTGACTACACAGATGTCAATAAATATATAAAATAGGAGAACTTTAAAGATGTTTGAATTAGAGCCTTTGAAACCGGAACACTTTGACGAGATTATAGGGCAAGACAGTCAAAGTTATTTTACAGATATTATAGCTAAACACCCCGACTATAAGAAAATTATTTGCAATCAAAGCGTCGGTAAAACAGGACGGCTGGACGGCGTTATAATAGGAATATGTGGTATAACTAAAGTGACAGATTACTTAGGAGAAGGTTGGGCATATTTTTCACCAATACTTCCTAAAGCAAGAAAGTCAGTAGTAAAAGCCATACGAGAGTTTTTAAATTCTCAAAAGCATATACGCCGTATACAATGTACAGTAGATGTGTATAATCATAAAGCTATAAGATTTGCAAAAGTTTTAGGCTTTAAACCAGAAAGTATATTACAGTCTTACGGACCGGAAGGACACGACCACATGATGTTTACTATAATTCATAGAAATCTTGATTGGGAGGCAAAATAATGGCAATTGCTACAATGATAGCTTTAACAGTAGCTTCAGTTGCGGTAGCCGTAACTTCTTCTGTAGTATCAAGTGCACAACAAAATGCTCAAATTGAATATCAGCAAAAAGTACAAGAACAAAATATAATTGCTGCTCAAAATAAAGCCGCCGCGGAAGCGAAAACTCGACGAACAGAGGCGGCAAGACAGCAAGCCGCCGCTCGAGCAAAAATGGCACAGTCTGGAGTTGACTCAACTTCAGGCTCTTTCCTGGACCTTATTGGCCAAGGTGCTGCTGCAGGAGAGATGGATGTTCTTAAAGCAAAATATGATGGTGATGCTGAAGCTTGGTCTTTAAATAATAAAATAAATGAATTAGAAACTCAAAAATCAAATGTTGCATTGAATGCTACTTTATCAGGACTTCAAGCAGGAATATCTACTGCAAGTAAATTTAATTGGGGCGCCGGAAGCTCAGCAGCTAAAGGTGCAGAAGTAGTAGGAAAAACTTCAGGCAATAGTGGTATGGTAGGTGTTGATGCAATGGAAGGGTCAATTGCGTAATGAAAATAGATGTTTATCAAGAACAATATAGAAGTAAAAGAGCTTATCATGAACCTGGTAAAATTGGGTTTGGTTTTGATGCTAGCATAGTTGAAGATGCTGGTAATGCTTTAATAAATGCTTCAATAAAAAAGATGGAACAAGATGATGCTTTAAATTCAGCTCGTATTGAGGCAGATACAGCACATGCTGCTGATAAAATGTTACAAGATTATAAAGCAACCGCAAACCCTGATGACTTTGTTGGAGACATGGAAAGACAGCAACAAGGTATTCAAACTTTAATTAAAGACCAATCAAAAAACTTTAAAACAAAAGCAGCACAGGCAGCTTTTATGGAAAAGATGACCAGAGGCATTGAGGAGCCTTATGTAAGACAATCATTACAATATAGTTATGAATTGCAAGCAACTACCGCTACTCAAAAAGTACAACAAGGTCTTGATGCTCAAAAAGCTCAATTATTGGATGGTAATTCTTTAATAACTCCGCAAGAAGCAATTGCAAATGCTATGCAATATATTGATAGGGTTTCGGCACCATATCACATGACACAACAGCAAATAAATGCTATGAAGCAAACTACTATTAAAGAGTTTGTGGTGTCTTATGCTTATGGTATAATGGATAAAGACCCGTACGCTTTAAAGGATATGTTGTTAGGTAATAATTTTGATAAGTTCAAAGATGCTAAAACTGAAGAAGGTCAGCCATTTACGATGGAAGACTTCTGGGCAAGTGAAGAACTTCAAAAAGAGTATAGCAACTCAGAATATGGTGCAAATTGGATAAATATCTCAGAACATTTAGATTATCCTACTCGTATGCAATTATGGAAACTTGCAGATGAATCTATTGATAAAAAACAGAAAGAAGCAATGAAAGCTGCCTATGCTGCAAATGCTTTAACTAAATATGAATTAGATAATGCACAAGAGGCTATGGAACTTCAAGGTAAAGCTGATGGTAGCTATGTTACACAATGGGCTGGGCCAAGTACTCGTGAGTCAGGTTCAGTAGACGCTCCTATCAGATTTGGTGAAATAAAATATGGACCAATAGATAAATCTAAAGGTCGTTATGTGACTAAAGAAGCTGAAACGTTTGCAAAAGGTATTGCAGGAAGCGTACCGGGCTATAGAACTTATTTAACTTCAAGTGTTCGTCCAGATGATACTGACTCAAAACACAAAGATGGCTCAGCTGTAGATATTCAGATATTTAAGTCTGTAAATGGTAAAGATGTTTGGTCACTTGATGGTTTAATTAAAGCTTATGCAGAAGCAGTTAAATTATATGGAAATAATATGAGAAAGGGTGGAACTTTATTTGAAGTTGACCCATCTAAGATTATGTATGTTAAAGCTGAGTTAACTAAGCTTGGTGTACCATTAGATTATGTAAATTGGGAACAATCGGAAAAGTATGGTGCTGCAGCTATGAAAGAAGGTAGGCAACATATTCATTTTGGAATTGACCCAAAAGCTGATTATACAAAAACATCATCAGGTACAGGAAATAAATATAACTTCACTACACAACTTGGTGGAAAATGGTACGATTATTATAAAGCACAAGGTAAATCAGATATTGAAGCTTATGGCTTAGCTTTAGATAAAGAAGATAAAATTGAAGCAAATCGTTATGCTTATAATATAAAACAGGTCATCATCACAGGTAAAGGTACAGCCTCTGGTCAAGCAACTGACCCAGCTATGTATGGTAAAAGTTTGGTAGAGTATAGAAACGCTATTGTAAATGATAAGAAGTTATCTGATAGAGAACGTATAATAAAATTAAAGGCATTAGATTATTTGGAAACTGAATTACCTAAAGCTCAAAAACAGTTTGAAGCAGATACTGCAGGTTTTGTTGAGCAAAATTATAATACTACTGACCCAGCAAGAATTGCAGCTATTCAGGCAACTGTTTATGGGGTAGCTCCAAATGAAATTCGTACTATGACAGATAGTCAAGCTAAAGTTGAAGCAAGTAAATTAGAACAAGTTACAGGTGAACAATTTGCAGCAATGGCTGAAAAATATTCTATTTCTGATATTAAAGCAATTGCTTCACACATGACTGACCCAGATAAAGCAGGGTTATTTCAATATGTAGGTATGGTAACGCCTAAATGTAGAACAGACATTCAAGGTGCTATTAAAGATTGGGATAATGTAAAAGAATTTATCAAACAAGAGAAAAATAAAGGTAAAAGTAAAGTATTTGGTAAAGGCAGTAACTGGGAAGCTTATATTCAAGGTGAGGCTTTGAAGAATAGTAAAATTAACCATTATTTACAAGATGTTGAGGTAACTGACCCAGCAGTTAAAACGCGGTTTCTTCATGCTATTACTACTATGTATGCTTATAGAGCATATAAGAAAGGTGAAGATGGGGACCCAAAAGTAATTATAGATGATTTAGCAAATGATTTTTTAAGTGATTATAATGTAGTAACTGTTAGAGGTCCATATTGGGGCACCGTAACTGTAAATACAACAAATAAACAGTTTAATAATGATGATAATCTTAGAATAAAAGAAGCACTTGAAATGGTAAATGCTTTAGGTATAAACCCAAATAAAATTGGAGCATTTGATACTCAAGCATTATTAAGTGAGTCTGAGAAAATCAATCCTGCTTTACAAAAAGCTATGGATATGAAAAACAAAAATGACCATATTGCAAATATAAGGACTGCAAAGCTTCACGGTAGTTTTGATGGGTTATCTGTATCATTTGCTTATGGTAATACAAAACAAACACCTTATGCAGGTAATATAATGAGAACTACTGAAGGTACAAAAGCTAAAATTCAATTAAGCGATTTAGTTGAAATTAGTAAACAGGCAGATAAAATGATACTTAAATGGAAAGCTCCAGCAGGTGATGCTTATGGTGGTTATAAAATTCCAGGGGCAGGCAGACATACTTCAATTCAACAAGGATATGTAAACTCAAAAAAGGCTGCAAAGACTGTAGCTATGGAACATTTGCTTACTAATAAATATCCATGGTTAGGTACATCTGATTATACACAATTCCATAAAATTGTATCTAAATTTGGCAAAGGCGGTACAGTTGAAGAGTCTTATGATGTTTATTATAATGCTGAAGGCAAGGAAATATCAAGAAAGAAATTAAGGAGCTTAAAGAAATAATGCCTGACGATTTTAATACAATTTTACAAGAAGAACATGCTGAACAAATTAACTCCCTGGTCAATACTGAACAGGGAGCTGTAAAATCACCATTTTCTGAAGGCGAAAATACTAATTTATTTATAGAGCAATATCAAGCGACTCATCAACCATATTCTAATGGTGTTATTTTTAAAGAGTCCATAAAATATATTTTTGAGGATACCACATTTGGTTCTATAGACCGTATGGACGCAATAAATAGAGCACGAAAAGAGTCTGATAATAATGAGATATTAACTCCAGAAGAAGCAAATGCTAAGTATTCTCAATATGGTGTTAGATTTGATAAACCTATTAAAAAACAAGAAGCTGAAGTTATTGCTGCTCAAAAAATTAAAGAAATGGCTGCTCGTGAAAGATTATCACGAAGTGAAGGTACTTTTATGAGCGGAGCAGCTTCATTAACAGGTAGTCTTGTTGGTTCGTTAGCTGACCCAATAAATATAGCAACAATGTTTATACCTGTATCTAAGCTTATACCGGCTTTAAAAGGGTTAGAGTCTATGGGGCTTATGGGAAGAACTTTAGTACGTGGTGCTGATGGTGTTTTAATGAATGCTTTAGTTGAACCTTTGCCATTATATGCAGCAAGCATTGACCAGAGAGATTATACAATGGCTGACTCAGTTTTTAACTTAGCTGCAGGCGGTGTATTTAATGCGGGTATGGGCGCCTTAATTGATGGTGTTAGAGGCTTATCTTCTGGTGAGCTTTTTAATAGTAATGTTGCAAGCGCTATTGAGCTCGGTAATAACAGAACATTAGATAATTTAATGGACTATAGCAGACGTAAAGCTACAGTAACTTCAATGGCTTTTGATGATTTAGTTGGTTTGAATGAAAGTCATGTTGATATTCAAAATGTAGCAGGTGGTGTATCAGTTAAATTAAAAGAAACTGGCCCGCTTTCAAGATTATCAGGATATGGTAAAAATACAGATGAAGCTATAAGAAATTTAAGGCATCAAATTGGTGCACTATTAGATAATGACTCAATATATAAAGGATATAGAGTAGATGACGCTATAGAAAGTTTTTATAGAGCTGTTGAGGGTGCAGGCTTTATTGGTAATGGTAAAGCATTAGCAAAATGGCTTAACAATGTTCAAAGTAAAGCTTTACATAAAGGTATGTCTTTCGAAGATTATATGGCGGCACGTACAAATAATTTTACAGATTTTTCAGGAGTATTGAAGCAAGTAGAAAAATCACGTAAAATGCAAATGATGTTTGGTGAGTTATCTGAAGATGCTTTAGATGAAGCAATAGAAGCTGGAGCTGAAGCAATAGATACAATGACAATGTTGAAAGAAGCTTTTGAAACTAATAAACGTAAAGGTGTTACATTTGAAGATTATCGCGGTAGTTTAAATGAACGCATGATGGACCGTTACGAAGTATTAGATAGGCATAAAGAATTGACAGATGTCTTACAAATGCAGCAACGGGAGTTAGATGAACTTAAAAATCAGCTAGTTACGCGCGAAGTTACTACCGACGACGATATTTTGATAAGTCGTAAAAATGAGTTAGAAAGTTCTATAAGTACGTCTCAGCGCGATTTAGACGAATTAGTACGCGGTAGAGATATATCAACTTGGAAAGCTGAAGCAGATAATATAGAGCTTTTAAACAGAATGCGTAATAAACTTGAAGCTGATACGAGAACTTTTGATGATGTAAGGCACTATGTTGAAAAGCAAACTAAAGAAGGGGAAAATCATTCATGGGATACTTCAGACTCTATTCTGGATGATATGACCTTTGCTGAAGAACATTTTGCAGATGACGCACGTATGGCTAAGCTTGAAGAAGAGGCAACTATGTATGCTGAAACACTTCAATCTATATCAAGAGACTTTGATAAAGCAGACCATGAGTTCTTTGGTTTAGATAAAGAAGGTAGAACATCTGAAATGGCTAAAGCAGATGAAGATATTAACAATATGAGACAATTACAAAAAGACGCTGAAGCTTACGCAGCTTGTAGGCGAGGAGAAATTTTATAATGAATAAAAATATGTGCTATTTAGCATTTAAAGATGTGGCAAGTAAATATTTATCAGATGAGCAAATTGCAGATTTTATGCAAGAGCACGAAGCTCGTGTAAAAGAAATGATGGCTAATGAAACTTTGAAACAAGCTGATGTTGAAGCTGAAGTTGCAAAAGAAATGGGCAATGAGCGAGTTACTGAAGCTTTATTAGCAAAGCGTAATTCTGCTTTTAATACTATGAAAACTATGCAAATTATCAGAGACTTTCTCGCTGTAGATGAAAAAGGTGTTGCAAATTATAAACCTGAAGAGTATCTTGATGCAATGAAACATTTAATGGGAGGCTCCGCAGCTAAATATCACAAAGGGTCACAAATGTCTGTAGCACTTCACATGGATGTAAAAGAGTCAAGAGCTATTAGTTCAATTATGGATGACTTAGAAAGAGCTAATCTTGAAAAATATGCTTTTGATAAGAAAAATTCATTAAATATATGGTTAGAGCTTTCTGAGATTAAAGAGGGTGGAAAACCTGGTATAACAGGTGATGACCTTGCAAGACAGACTGCAGAAATTTTTGAAAGACATCAAGAAGCCGCAAGAGTTGAAGCAAATAGAAATGGTGCACATATTGATAAACTCCCTGGTTATACTATTGCACAAACCCACGACCCAGGGAAGCTTTTACCAAAAGTTAGAAATGGGCAAAATAAATTTGAAGAAGGGTTTCAACAGTGGTGTGATTTTATTTATCCAAGATTGAATAAAGCAAGAACTTTTGGTGGCCTTAAAGGCGAAGCTGCTCAAAAAAGATTGCTTAGAGAGATTTATACAAATTTAGTATCAGGAACACATTTAGATTATGAGAGTGGTGTAGGTATTGCAACAGGTGGTAATAGAGCTGACCGAGTAAGTAATTCTCGTGTATTAGTTTTTGCTAATGGGCAATTCTCATTTGAGTATAATCAAAAGTATGGTACATTTGATAATTTAGCTACAGGATATTTTGAAGGTATTCGTAGACTTATAAGAAATTCTGCTTTGATTGAAAAGCTAGGAACTAACCCAGAGAAAACTATAAATGATATTCATGAGTATTTAAAAATTAAAGCAAGAAATTCAGGGAACCCAAAAGCAATGGCTGATTTTAGATTAGGTGATAGTCATCGCCATTGGAGTGGAAATCTTAGTCAATATTTTGATACATTGACAGGTAAAACAAATACTCCAGTATCAGAGACTGCTGCAAAAGTTATGCAACACTTAAGAACTTTGAACTCAATGTCAAGTTTAGGAATGGCGACAATATCTTCATTTTCAGATATTGGGGCACAATTAAGCCAAGCAATGTATTTAGGACTTTCGCAAAGTAGAGCTTTAGGTAATATGTTTAGGATGATTACAGATGTAACTCGTAGAGGCATTACGCCAGGTGAAAGAGCTTTATTTAATGATTTAGGGTTATTAGCAGAAAATTTATCTGCAAATTTACATGAGGCTTTAAGCCAAGGTAGCGTAGGTAGAGGTTGGCTATCTAAAATGCAAAATAAGTATTTTAGAGCAATCGGCTTAGACTGGTGGACAACTTCATTAAAGAAATCAATGGCGCTTTCATTGAACCACGAGCTTGGAATGTTCTTCTCTGGACATCCTGATTTTAAAGGTTTTAATCAAAGAATGATAAAAACTTTAGAAGCATATAGCTTAGGTAAAAAAGAACTTGATGTATTAAAGTCTATGCAACTTGTAAAAGAAGGTGGGAGAACTTATATTGACCTTAAACATATAATGGATATTCCAGATGATGTAATTGCTAAATACTTAAATATAGATAAATCAGCTACAGGATATGAAACACGTATAACTGATTGTAAGCGTGATTTACAAACTCGCCTTCATGCTTTTATGTGGGATAGAGTAAATGCTGCAGTTATTGAACCTGATATGATTGCTAAAGTTTGGGCAACTCAAGGTACTCAAGCAGGAACTTGGCCAGGTGAGATATTTAGAAGTTTTGGACAGTTTAAATCTTTTGCAATATCTGTATTAACAAGAACTGTCGCACCATGGGTATTTAATGTATCTTCTAAAAAAGAAATGGCATTTGGTTTAACTCATTTAATGATGACAACTACAGCATTAGGTTATTTATCTATTTGTTGTAAAGAAGCTGTTAAGGGTAGAACAGCTCCAGAACTAAATAGAAAAACTCTAATGAGGTCAATGGTTCAAGGTGGAGCATTAGGTATTCTTGGAGATGTATTATTTGGTGAAGCTCAAGGTAATGTAGACCTTTTATCAGCATTAGAAGGCCCAACATTTGGTAAAATAAATGATGTGTATGCTACTTATTTAGCTGCAATGAATGGTGATGATGCGGCAGCTACAGCAATAAAGAGATTTAGAAATTGGTTACCTGGGCAGAATATATTCTATGCAAAAATTCCATTAGATTATTTAATTATGAATAACGTATATGAGTGGGCAAACCCGGGATATTTACAACGACTTGAGCGAAATTTGTATAATAAAACAGGCCAAGAATATTGGTTTAATGAAGGAGCCTTTGTGAAATAATGCACGAAGATTACTGGAATATTGTATAATAAATATAAGGAGAAGTACAGATGACTAAATTTGCAGATGTTAAGCTTGATACAACTACTTGGACAAAATTAACAGATATTGATGGTTGTGATGCAATAACTGTAGGAAATAAAATTGAACTTTATAATGCAGGAACAGGTGAAATTTTGTATTGTGAAGAAAATAGCAGTGACCCTACTGATGCAACTTTTGCAAAAACTTTAAAACCACATCAAGTTGCAAGATTTGTTTATTGCGCGAATTTTTATGTAAAAAGCGCTTGTGGTATTGCAAAGATGATAGTAAGTGATTATGCTTAAGGAGAGCTAAATGACTGTTCAGGTACAGAATTCATATCAATACTATAATGGACCATATACTATTGGTACAGTTTTACCAGTTACTGATTTTACTTTTATTGATAATTCTCATGTATCTTTAAAGATAAGAGGTATTGATGAAGTTTGGGAATACGGTACAGATTATACTGTTGCAGGCGCAGATACTACAGTACGTACTATAACATTGAATAGAGCTGTAGAAGATGGACAGGTTTTAGCAGCATATTTGGATGTACCAATTACACAAGGTGTAAGTCCTGAAGAGGGTGGAAATTTTCCAGCTTCTACTCAAGAGTTTACCTTAGATAAATTGACTTATATTTGTCAAATGTTATATGAACGTGTAAATCGTTCTTTACAAGTTTCAGTTGATACTGAGTTTAATGGTACTTTAGAAGCTCCTCTGGATAACATTGGCAAAGCTATTATAATCAATTCTACAGGAGAAGGTGTAACTTATAGTTCATATAAGATTGATGACCTTGAAGCTATTGTTAGACGTATTTTTGCAAGTATTGATAATATAGATATTGTAGCTGAGAATATTGATAATGTAAATATTGTTGCTCCAGATATTTCAAAAGTGAATACAGTTGCAGCAAGTATTATTGATGTAAATAAAGTTGCTGTAGCTATAACAAATGTAAATACTGTAGCTGATGATATAGCTAATGTAAATAAAGTTGCAGATGATGTTGTAAATATAGACACTGTTGCAGACCATATTGATAATGTTGATGCTATTGCTCCACATGTGACAAATATAGATACTGTAGCAACTCATATAAGTAATGTTGATACAACAGCAGGGCATATTGCTAATATAGATACAACAGCAGGACATATTGCTAATATAGATACAACAGCAACTCATATAAGCAACATTGATACAGTTGCAACAAACGTGGCAGATGTGAATACTGTTGCAACAAACGTGGCAGATGTGAATACTGTTGCAACAAATATAACTGATGTAAATACTACAGCAGCTATTGCAAGTGAGATTACAGCAGTTGCTACACAGGCACCTGATATTGCTATGATGGCAGCATTTGTCTATGTAGATTGTGGCTTTTTTGGAGATACTCAATTAGTAATTCACGACGCAGGTGATTTTGGCGATGAACCTGATAGCTATATTGATTGTGGTGATTTTAATGAGTTCTTTATGTCTCAAGATGACTTCCGCAATGTATTCCAAATTCCAAGTATAAAGAAACAAATTGAAGAAGCTAATTTAGATGTAGATAATTTAGCAAATGATTTTATTGCATTTAGAGGTAAAACTCAAACTGATATTGATAATTTAGACCAAAGAACTAAAATTCTTACTTATGTAGATTGTGGTTATTTTGGTGAAACTCCACAAGTTATTTATGACTCTGGAGAGTTTGGTGCAACCTTAGATAAGTATATTGATTGTGGTGATTTTAGAGAGATATTTATATCTCGTGATGATTTATATCAATTATTCACTTTAACTGATACAAATAGACAATTAGCTATTAACACTAATATAGTAGGAGAATTGTCACAAAGAGTTATAGCAAATGAAGTTCTAAATCACATGACTAATATAGCTATAGAGCATATTGCTGATGATTTACAAACTACAAATAATAATCTTGATATCACAAATGATAATGTAACAGCTGTTGCAAATAGAGTAACTACAGCCGAGGGTGAAATTGATGATTTGCAAGCCCTTACAGATGTTTTAGTTTATATTGATTGTGGTAAATTTGGTGAAATACAAAATACTATCCACGACGCAGGAGATTTTGGTGACAGTCCAGATTATTTAGATTGCGGTAACTTTGATACAGTAAGCTATATAAGTAGAGACGATGTTTCAAATCTAAACTCTTTTGGTCATCTTGAAACTGAAGTAACAAATCTCAAAAATAAAGTTACAAGTGAACTTAATAGAACTGACTCATATATAAATTCTTCATATAGATTGATTGCAGGAACTCGTACAGATATTGATGAACTTCAAAACATTGTTTCAGTTTTTGCTTATACAGATTGTGGCAAATTTGGTGAAACAAGAAACACTATTCTTGATGGTGGAGAGTTTGGAGATAGACAATTAAGCAATTTAGATTGTGGAGATTTCAATGGATACTATGTATCAAGAGAGGACTTAAAAGCAGTAACTCAAATTTTAAATATGCAAGATAAATTATCTAATTTAATAAGCCTTGTTCAAGATTATGAAAAGCGCCTTACTAAATTAGAGCAAGGTATAGATTGTGGTAATTTTACCGCTGTGTAAGAAAATAAGGAGAAACAAATTATGACACAAATTGTTAGCGAAGGCGTACAAAACAAACGAGGCACAAAGTCATTATTAGCTTCTACTAATGACATTTTGAAAGCCGGAGAAGTTGGTTACATTACAGATGATGACAGAACTATTATGGGTGATGGCTCTACTTATGGTAAGAATAGACCGCACTTTTTAGATAGTAATCAAGAAGCTTATATTGCAGGTCTTGATGGTATGTATACAGGTAAAGATTTAACTGCTTTATACAACAAAGAAAATGCAGGCTCAACTTATTCATCTATTTGGGCATGGCTTCATGCAAGAATAGGTGCAAATAATTTTGAAGGTATTCACGTAGGTGACTATATTCCTATAGCATTGTCTGCAGGTACAATTACTGATGGTACTACAACTTATAGCATAACAGCAAAAACTTTGAATGCTCAAATTGCAGGTATCAATACTTATGAACATTATGGAGACCAAGAAGTTCCTAAACACATTGACTTTATTACAAAAGAAGGTATAGGTACTAATATACCTTGGAACCCTGCAAATAATAACAATGGTACTTCAGTTCAAGAAAACCCATGGTTAGCTTCAAAAATTTATGCTTGCTTAAATGGGGTAAATAACTACAGTACTTCAGCATATAACAGTGTAGCTCATGGTTTTGCAGTTCAAAATAGTACAGGTGTATTGCAATTACTTCCTGCAGCATTACAAACATATATTGTTGAAAAACGTATGTGGGCTTCAAAAAGATATAGTGGTTCAGGACTTTTAGATGACTCAACAGGTGGAGCTTGGGTCAACTACGGCAAACTCTGGTTACCAACTGAAATGGAAGTCTATGGTTGCCCAATGCATACTGATGTAAATCATTCATCTGAAGGTAAGAATTGGGAATGTATGGGTTCAATTCCGTATGCGTTATTTAAAGATGGTAGAGCACCGCGTAATAAATCACGAGTCCACTGGTGGCTTTCTTCGGTACCGTCTGGTTCCTCCACTTACGCTTGCGCTGTCCCCTACACCGGCTTTGCTAGCGCTAGCAACTGTACTCTCACCGACATTACGGCCCCCGTCTGCTTCAGAATTGTTTAATCTCAAAATCATAAATGCTGCCGCCTTGTGCGGCAGCTTGTGATATAAGGAAATAGTATTATGTCTGGTGTATATGCTAAAGATAGAAAAGAAACTAAGTTAATGTTCCACGTAATTGGACAAAAATTACAAATTGAATTGACTAAGTTTGTAATGTCTGATAAGAATGTGCCAAAGAAATATAGGTTTATAATATCACAACCTTTAATTGCAAAAGTAGATGAAATGATGGACCATATTGTTTATGCAAATACTATTTTCCCAACAAATGAAGTAGAATTGACAGACCGTAAAAATCATCAGCATTTAGCAATTATTTGTTGTTATCAAATACAGAATAAGCTAATTAGGATGATTGAGGTATTACAAACTAAGCCAAGTAAATTAACTGAAGTATTGGATAGTTTGTCACAAGAAGTAATTTTACTTAAGGCTTGGAAAAAGTCTAGTAAAATCTACTAAGGTTATTTGCTAAATTTACGAGTCAACTGGTGGCTTTCTTCGGTACCGTCTGGTTCCTCCACTAACGCTTGCAATGTCAACAACAACGGCAATGCTAACGCTAACAACTGTACTAACACCAACAATACGGCCCCCGTCTGATTCCAAGCTAACCGCCCGATAAAGTAGAGAAATTCGAAATCAGTGCAAATAATTGGAAGGAGTAAATAACCTGAGCTTTGCTCAAATAAGTACCTTGATGCAATTCGGGTGTGTCGCCAGTAAATTGTGCATAGCAGGCAACTTGTGTATTATAGCTTGTTTTATGCCCGTAGCTCAGTAGTAATAGGTAAATACACAATGACCGTACTATACAAGGTATATAGGAGATTTAATTATGGGGCGCCGTCAGAATAGGTATCTGCGACGAATGAAGAAGAGACAAAAGCCTGAAATACCTTATGATGTTTTATTAGAGTATGATAATTTATATGAAGCTGCAAAGATGTCAGCTAAAGGAGTGTCTTGGAAGGCGAGTGTTCAAAAGTATATGCTAAATGTACTAATGTGCATAAGCAAAAGTAGAAAAGAGCTCATTCAAGGAAAAGATGTTAGGCGTGGGTTTATTGAGTTTGATATTATTGACCGAGGTAAACCGCGCCATATTAGTAGTGTACATTTTGAAGAGCGTGTTGTTCAAAAGATTTTATGTAATAAAATACTATATCCCACATTTTCCCCAAAACTTATTCAGGATAATTTTGCGAGTCAGAAGGGTAAAGGTACTCATTATGCTTTAAGACAATTGCAAAGACATTTAATTCAGTACTATCATAAATATGGTCAACATGGTTATGTTCTAATGCTTGATTTTAAAAGTTATTTTGCGAGCATAAATCATGATAAATTAGTTGCACTATATGAAGAGCAGTTCAATGACCTTCGTACAAATAAATTAGCAGAAAGTTTTGTCTCAGCTTACGGAACTCCTGGTCTTGGGCTTGGGGCAGAAACTTCTCAAATAAACGCAATAATGTATATAAATAAAGTAGACCATTATATTAAGGAACAATTACACTGTAAGTGGTATGGAAGGTATATGGATGATTGTTATATAGTACATAATTCAAAAGAGTATTTATTAGAAATTTTACCTAAGATACAAAATAAATTAGCTGAGTATAATATAAGAACTCATCCTAAGAAAACTCAAATAGCAAAATTATCTCAAGGTTTTGTCTTCCTTAAGACAAGATTTTCTGTAACAGAAACAGGTAAAATTGTAAAGAAACCTTGTGCTAAAAATATCACAAGAGAGCGGAGAAAACTTAAGAAACAGTTTAAACTTGTAGCTGAGGGTAAATTAAAGTTAGAAGCTTTAGTTCAAAGTTTTGCTTCGTGGCATGGTTCAGTAAAGCATAAAACTGCACGGAAGAGTATCTATAATATGATACAATTATTTAATAAATTACAGACGAATTTAGTACCTAGTTAACTGGTGCATGGTATAATAAAATAGTAAAGAATAGGTTACCAGAAATTATAAGGAGACTACTATGGCAATAGACGAAGATGCAATCAAGAGTGAAATTGGTGCTTTGAAAAATTTATTAGAACAAAAAGATTATTATGCTCGTAAGGTACTTTATGAAGTATGTGAATATTTAGAAGGCCAGGGAGCTTCATTGCCGATGTTTGATAAATACAAAGCAGTTGAAGAAGAAGCTCAAGGTTTCAGAGCAAGAATTAACGAGCTTGAACAAGAATTACAACCTGAGGAATAACCTGAATTGATTTAACATTGGTGGCTTAATAGCCATCAATGTTTTATTACATAGCGAGAGTTGGAGAATGATACAGTCAATACAATTAAATAATTTTCAACCAACCTTCGGCATTCTCAAAGGGTATAAGAAAACTCCGTATGGAGAATACCTTTGGGGAGAATATAAAAACTTCAAAATAGAAATATACGACGCATACAAATATGAACAAAAGTTGCAATATGTAGCGGAGAAATCAACACTAAGATGGCTTAAATCTAAGTTGATTTATATACAAGACGGTATAAAGAAAATTACAAGGAGTGCAAGTAAATGGAACACAGAAAACTAAGAATAACTGATATAGTGTCTATTGCAGTTTCAGTAGTAACACTTGTAACAGTAGCTTCATCTATGTTCTTTTGGTTTTATAAAACAGACGGCTTGCCTGCGCGTGTAGAAAATAATGAAAAGAGAATTGATAAGCTGGAGAAACAAATAATTGAAAACAATACTAAGACAGACTTGATTTACCAAGGAGTCTTAGAAATTCGTGGCGTATTATTAAGGAAATAAATATGAAGCACAATATAGTTATTCCAGATAAACTCAACTTTACTTTTGCAGAATTCTTCAGGTCTGATTACGCAAATCGGCTAGATGTTAATAACGTAACATCAGACCCTAAAATTTTAACTACGATTATGACGACTATATGTTGCCTATTACAGCCCATAAGAACATTATGTAATTTATATGATATAGAAGTAACTGATGGGGACTTAAACCCTACTAAAAATTATGCATTGAAAAAGCGCTTAATAGCAGAAAATCGTGGCATGGACCTCACCGGTGGGTGGCGAAGCAAAGCTCTTATTGCTGCTTGTAAGTCTCGTTTAGGTATAACAATGGCTACGACAGGACATCCTGATGGAGAATGCGCTGACATTACACGCTCTCCTTGGTCAAACCTGAAATTGTTCTGTGTTATTAAAGCTTTAGCAAATGCAGGACTCATAGAGTTCGACCAACTTATCTATGAGTATGATACAAATTGCTGTCATGTTGGGTACCGAGCAAATGCTAACCGGAAGCAAGTGCTTACTAGAAAACGTGTTGGCAATAAGTTGGTTTATTATAAAGTATAAGGAGAAACTTATGGATGACTCAATTAAAGAAGCTATGATAGCAGAAGGCAAAAAGCAATTAGAGCTTATTGCTAATCAAGGTATTAAATCTACCTTTGCTATGATTTATGCTTATGTTGCCGCAACAGACAACAAAGTTGATGACGCGATTATCCCATTCTTACAATTAGCTGAAAAAGCTTTGTTAGAGCAAGCAGCAAAGATTGATGGAGAATAATCAAGTGATATTTGAAAGTATTACAGCTTTTTGCTCAGCTGTCTCAGAGAGTGCAAAAACTATGAAAACAGCTATAGAGCACCGCTTAGAGCTCAGAGCGGTAAAGGAGGATGACCGCCAAGAGAAAGCTATTAAGGCAGCTAATAAGGCGTTTGACCTTATACTGCTTTATTTAGATTATCTTCCTAAGGAAGTTCGTAAACAGTTTCAAAAGTTTAAAAAGACTTTTGACAATAATATCACATAAAGAAATGCCCGGTGTCGACTCCGGGCTTTGGCATTAAGAATAGCTGGAAGTATGAAAAAGATTTACTCTTTATTTATTTTAAGCCAAGCCAGCAACTTATCGCGTAATACTTCAGTTGCTATCTCATATTTATTTACAAGGGACTCAATTATCCCTTCCTCTACAGTATTCTTTGCAACTATATCAATATAGAAAATGTGTTCTTTTTGTCCTATACGATAGTTTCTTGCTTCAGCTTGCATACGGTCTTCAAGGTTATAATCAGCATTATAGAATATAGCATATTTTGCCGCATTCAATGTAATACCCATACCACCTACCTTAGGGTTTGCTACAAAGAACCTACATTGTGGGTCAGTTTCAAATCGTTCAATGTTTGCTGTCCTATCTTCTAAAGTTGTCGCACCATAATATGTAACAACTGATTTATCTCCATATTCTTTTTTAAGTGCCGCTTCAATCTTTTCAATGTCAGGTATGAAGTATGCCCATATAATTATCTTACCATCAATTTCTTCAATACAGTCCATCAATGTATCCATTCTTTTGTTTTCAATATTCAACATCTCTCCCTGGTCAGTTGGGCAATATCCACAGCAGATTTGACGTAGTCTCAAGAGTTTTGTAAGGGCTATTGTGACTGAGACCATATCATCTTCTAAATCTAACATCATAGTTTTAGACATCTCATTATAATACTTTTGTTGCTCTGAAGATAGTTCAAATGTTCTTGTAAGATAAGTTTTATCAGGAAGGTCGAGACATTCTTCTTTCATAATTCTATGACAGAATGTTTCAATTTTGTCAGAGAGTTCACTTATATTTTGGAACCCTACAACTTTCTTGAATGAAGCGCCACCAAATGTTGTAACATCTTCAAGAATAGCATACCTATTTCTAAAAGCATAAAAATTTGAAAACCCTAAACATTCTTTGCCTAAGAATAAGGCTTGAGAATAAAAATCAAGCGGTGATTTTGTAATAGGTGACCCTGTTAGTATTCGTTTACAAGTTGCTTTAGTTCCAAGTTTAATCAACTCCTTGGTTCGCTTAGCTTGAGGGTTCTTTAGTTTTGTACTTTCATCACATACTATCATTGTTGATTTATGACCATTTAGAAAAGCATTCAAAGTATATTTACCTTTTTCTGTGATAACTGCGTCATAATTTATAATAAATATATGAAGTATATTATCTTCATGTTTCATAATTGGCATAAGTTCATTCATGTGTTTTTTAGATGATAAACCTTTCCATAATACAGTTTTATATTGTATTGATGGACTCATGTGTTTTGGAATTTCTTTCATTTCCCAGTTAGCATAAACACCTTTAGGTGCAAAAACTATTAAGCTATCAATCTTGTCCATATAAGCTAACATAGCTGCTGTGTCAAGTGTTACTTTAGTTTTACCTAAACCCATATCAAATAAAATACCATCAACACGTTTTCTGAAAGCTGCCTTCAAATAATTGTCTTGATGTTCAAATGGCTTTAGTTTAAATTGGAACCCGTCTGGGTATTCAAATTGTTCCTCAAATTTTCTCATACTTCGTTTCTCCTTATTTTTCAAAAATCTTTAAAGTATAAAATATATTATATATTAAAAGTTACAGTTAGAAATGAGATAATTCTCATAATAACAAGTTCGTATAATTATTATATAATATATTTATATTCACATTTGTAACGATTTGAATAGTTCATAATTACAAGCAATTTATTTATCGTATAATAAAAATGTAGAATAACTTTAAAGAATTTGAAAAGGAGAAACTTTATGGCAGACAATGCTTTTGATGAGTTCAAAGCGTTAATGGATGACGCAGGTGTAGCTCAGGATGTAGAAGAAGTAGCGGCCCAAGATATTCTTGGTGCATTAGGGAAGTTAGTTGAAGAAAAACAAGCTTTAGAAGCAAAGATTGCTCAAATGCAAACAGATTTAGAAGAAGAGCAAAAACGACTTAAAGAGTATGACCAAATTAAAATTCCTAATTTAATTGAGTCAGCAGGTCTTCAAGAAATTACAACAAAGAATGGGTATAAAGTTTCTATTAAGCAAGAATACCGTGGAAACATATCAGAAGAAAACCAGGAGTATGCTTTAGATTGGTTTATTAAGAGTGGCGGTGCTGATACTGTTAAGAATAAGTTTGAAGTACCTGTATCAATAAATGATAAAAAGACAATTGACTTGCTTGAGCAGATATTTAATAGAGCAGGTGTTTCTTATGTACGCAAATTAGGTATTCCATGGAATACTTTAGCTGCAGTTATTCGTGAGCTTGATGGTACAGGTCAACTTGAGAATAATGAATTTTTTGAACAGGTTAGAAAATCTAACCCTACTATGCCGAACGATTTAACTTTAGAAAAAGTCTTAGGTGTTTATAAATATAAAACAACTAAAGTACAAAAACCTAAAGCGAAAAAATAATTCAACCTTCTTGTGTGTTGAAATTCATACCCATAGCAGAGGGGTCATACTCTGCTTAGTGATAGAGTAATAGAGCCAAATAGTGAAGGAGAAAATCATGGCAGAAAAAAAGAATGAAGTCGTAAAGACAGAGACCACAGCAGTTGCAGATTTAAGTGCATTTGCAGAATTTGCGGGAGCAGGACTTGAACAAGTTTCAGCTCAAGATATTAACATCCCGTATATTCAAATTTTACAATCAGGTTCACCTCAGTGTAAAAAAGGAAATGAAAAGCGTATTGAAGGCGCAACAGAAGGTGATGTAGTTGCAACAGGAGTCAATAGACTTTACAAAGTTGATGAAACAGGTAACTCAACATTGAATGTTGCAATTGTCTCAAAAATTACATTACTTACTGAATGGGCACAGAACAGAGGAGGCTTACAAGGTCATCACTCCCTGGCTAAGAAAGATGAACTCGGAATTAAAAAAGCAAAAAATTCTGATGGTAAAGACATCTTAGTTTTACCTAATGGTAATGAAATTGTAGAAACAGATTACTTGTTTTGTGTAGCATTACCTAATGATGATGAAACGCCATTCTTCTGTATTATGCCAGCTAAGGCAACACAAAGAACAGCTGTTAGACAATTATTCACACAACTTATGTTTGATTGTCAGAATGCTTTACCAACATTTGCGTTTGTTTATACAGTAGGTACAGGAACAAGAACTAAAGATACTTATTCATGGATTGTTCCTAAATTTACAAAGGTAACTTCTAATGATGGTGTATCTTATGTAGATAACCGTGGTATTGTAAAAGTGAATGACGCTTTTGGAAAACAATTATTTGAAACTTGTAAACAATTCTTGAATGCAATTAAAGCTGCAGGCGGCCCTGAGAAATTTTTATCAAGAACAAGCTTTGATAATTATGAACAGGCAGAAGATACTTCAGCTGCAGCAGCAGAAGTAATTTAGAGGAGATAAGGGACTGGGGGTCCATAGCGACCCCATTTCTTTTAACATTTAAAACTTTCAAGGAACAAATGCAATGAATTTACAAGAGACTTCAGAGAGAATGTATGAAATTTTTAAAGGCATGGAAAATGCCCATGGAACATACAATCTTACTAATTCAACTGGAAAAGAGAATGGAAAGATATTAGGAGCTGCAGCAGTTATTCATGAACCGCCTACAGCAACTACATGGCGTTACCATTTATTAGGACAACAAGGTTTAGGTATTGGCCCATTAGATAATGAGTCAATGTGTGGTTGGGGCGCCATAGATATAGACAAATATGATTTAAACCATAAAGAATTGATTGATAAAATAAAATTGAAAAAGTTACCATTGCTTTGTGCAAGAACAAAATCGGGCGGAGCACACTTATATTGCTTCTTTCAAGATAGGCTTGATGCTCAATTTGTTAAAGATAAAATGACTGCAATGGCTATTATATTGGGTTACGCTTTTATTGATGATAAACCTATAGAAGTTTTCCCTAAGCAAATAAAAGTATTAACTGAACGTGGCGATACATCTAACTGGCTTAATATGCCATACTTAGGCGCCCTAACAGAGACCGGAGAGTTAACTCATTCTGAGAATAGATACTTCTTTGACCCTGAAACAGCAACTCCCTGGTCATTGGAAGACTTCTTAAATAATGTAGACAGGTTACGTGTAAATGATATTGAGCTTAATCAAATAGAAGTTAAGAAAGAATTGAATGACCCTATATTAACTGATGCTCCAATTTGTTTACAACAAATTTTAGCAGCAGGACCGATTGAAGAGGGTTATAGAAATATAATGATGTATAACTTAGCAGTATTCTCAAAGAAAGTTGCGGGAGATAATCTTGAGTATTGTAATACACTTATTGAAAATTTTAATAGAAAGTATTGCTCACCAATGCTCAGTGCTTCAGAAATTGTTAAGATACAAGAGACTATAGCAAAACATCCTGAATATCAATATAATTGTAAAGACCCAAAGCTTAAATCATATTGCAATGTTCCGCTATGTAAAAATCAAAAGTACGGGCTGAGTGCCGCTGTAACAATGCCTATATTATCAGACGCTGTTAAGGTTGTCTCAGACCCGTGCATTTATTTTCTTACTGTGGATGATGTTCGTATTGAACTTACAACTGATGAGCTATATGACCAAAACAAATTTGCAAAGAAATGTATTGACGCAGTGAATGTTATGCCACCAAAATTGAAACACGAAGAGTGGAGACAGATGGTCAATAATTTATTGTCAACACGTCGTGAGATTATTGCTCCAGATGAAATATCACGACTTGGTAAATTTAATGAAATTATGGAAGATTTTTCAAAGGCTATTAACCCACAGTTTACTCGTGAAGATATTGCGCGTGATTTACCATATTATAATAAAGAAAAAGGTGAATTGTGGTTTAGAATGAAAGCATTAGAAACTTATTTGACGCAACAAAGATTACAATATGCACGTAGCGATTTGTTTATCAAGTTAAAAGCTATGAAAGGAAAAGATAAGCAAGTTAAGATTGCAAACAAAAATTACAACATTTGGTGTGTACCAATGGATGACCCAACATTACAAAAATTTGATGTAGACATTAAAACAGAGGCAGATTTAATATAATGACAACAGTGATTAAAGTATTAGGACCACCAGGGTGTGGCAAAACAACATTTTTATTGAAGAGATTTAGAGAATGCTTATCTATGTCTTGTATAAATAAAATGGGATATTTTTCATTTAGTAAACAAGCGGCTTATGAAGCATTAGAACGGGCTGAAAAAGTTATTGACTTAACAGGCAAAGACCGTTTAGTATTTTCAACATTGCACTCATTCACATACCGCCTCTTGGACCTTCATAGAGAAGAAGTTTTTAATAACCACCATGAACGTGTATTTGCACAACGTATGGGTTTAACAAGACAGTGGGACAATGACCAGGGAGTCTTTGCTGTAACTAAAGATGACAGAATTGCAGCAATTGTAAAATATGCAACAGTAACAGGCCGTGAATTAGAAGAAGTATGGAAGCCGTTTGCTTATGTTATACCATGGGCAGAAATACAAAGATATGTTGATGGCTTAAACAAATATAAGCAAGCATATAATCTTGTAGACTTTAATGATATGATACTTAATGCTATGCACTCTGTAAATATACCTGAGTTTGATTTTCTATTTATTGATGAATGCCAAGATACTTCAAAAATACAGTGGGACTTTATTCGTGAGAAACTAATGCCTAAAACTAAAGTATTATATTTAGTAGGAGATGATGACCAAACGATATTTAGTTTTGCGGGAGCAAATTCTAAAGAGTTTATTGAATTCCCATGTGATGAAACAATCTTATTAGACCAATCATATCGTGTACCGGCAAAAGTACAAGAGATTGCGAACAGAGTAATAACTAAGGTACAACACAGAATACCTAAGAAGTGGAAACCTCGTGAAGAAAAAGGAGATATAAATAGGTCTGTTCAAGTTGTGCCTAAACTTATTGATATTAAAGAAGTTATCAGAGCAAAAGGCGAATGGCTTATTTTAGCAAGAGATAACTATATATTAAGTACCGCAAGGAATATGCTAAGGAATGCCGGAATATATTATGCTGAGAGACGCCGTAGCTATGGAGTCAGAACGTCTGAGACTTGGGAACCAGCTTTAAATAGTGAAGTATTTTTAGCGGCACATACTTATTGGACTTTAAGAAATGTAGGGTATGTCACAGGTACAGCTTTTCTAAATATGTGTAAATATATGGAAATGTCAGAAGAAGCACAAGTTGTTCAGGATGAAGAGCTTATAACCTATGATAACTGTCCTAAGCTTATATTGCATAAAGTACTTAATGAAAATGCCTTCTCAGCACTTAAGGGTATTAAGCCACACGATATTGAATATCTATGGGCATTATGCCAGAACAATGAAGTTGATGAGAATTTTATATTGACGGCGCCCAGAGTGAAGCTTGCAACAATTCACGCAGTCAAAGGTTCAGAATGTGATAATGTAGTTTTATTTACAGATACGTCGCCACAATCACACGAAGGACTCGTAACTCCTGGTCGTCGCGATGAAGAGCTTAGAATTATTTATGTAGGCATAACACGAGCAAGGAGATGCTTATGGATAATAGAACCTCAAACCAAGAACACTTTTATCAAAGAACTTTACAAGGATATAGAACTTTACAAAGAAGAACGAGAAGAACAACTCAGGAAAGGAAAAGGTACAAGATGGAAAAAACAATAATTGTATTATTAAAATCTATTGTATTAGCCACTATTACACTCTGCTTTATGGTTGGCTTAGGAATTCTTCCACATCATTTTAACTTGGACCGTCCAGTAGAAGTGCACACTTGCTGTCATATACCTGGCGATGATTTTCCGGCTCAATATATGGGTGAATTTAAGTTTACACATTATGCGCCTACAGGAAATAGGACAGCAACTCAGAGTATACCACGAGTAGGCAAAACTATTGCAGTTGACCCGAAGATTATTCCATTACATTCAATTGTGTATATTGAAGATTTAGGGTACTTTGTAGCAGAAGATACGGGCTCAGCTATTAAAGGAAATAAAATAGATATATTTGTTAGTAGTAAAGAAGAAGCTATACGATTAGGAACACTTCAAGGTAAGACTTTAAAAGTATGGCACATGACACAAAAAGGAGAAGAAAATGAAGTACAGAAAGAAACCGGTAGAAATTGAAGCAATACAATTGACTGAAGACAATACTTGTGAAGTATTAACTTTTTGTAATAGTCATAATGATATTGTCGCAAGTAATGATAACGGAACTGTTTCAATTAGAACTTTAGAAGGTACTATGGTAGCAAATGTAGGCGACTACGTTATCCGAGGAGTCAAGGGTGAATACTATCCATGTAAACCCGATATTTTTGAAGCAACTTATGATAAAGTTGAAGATGAACCAATAGCTGTATGGGCAGATATGAAAATGAAGTTTGACCCGGCAGAAATAGCAAACATTGCTGAATGGTTAAGAAATGACCCACGTATGACTAAAGTTGAATTTGACTCTACAGCAAATACAATACATTTTGAGATTGAGTATGGCGAAGAGGCAGGAGACGAAGCAGGTTCAGCTTCATTCACTATTTATAGTGGAGCAACAATTGCAAGAGTAAACAATGTATATAGATTGGAGTATGACAATGAACAATAAAACACAATACAAAGTAAACAGCTTACAAGTCCAACAGACTAAAAATGGAAAAGAAATGTGGCGTATTACAATGACTAATATGGAAGATGAAAAGCCATTAACAGGTGTAATATGGTCTGAAGATATACCGCGATTTGATGGCTCAAAATTTAAGTCGGGAAATATCATTACATTCTTAGGTCAAGATTATAATAGCAACTATAACTCAGTAGTTGTTAAAAATGTAACTGTTGTGAAGGAAGCTTTAGATGGTTTACCTGAAGCAATTAGAGATGAGTATGTGAAAGACCTTGATAAGACATTATGTGATATTGAATTAAAGTACTCAAAAACGCCGACTTTAGAAGACCCTAAGACACAGCTTCCATACTCTATCCTGGCTAAGGAAATGAGAAAAATACTCAAGCAACCTGAGTTCTTAAAAACTCCGGCAGCTGAACGCTTTCATCATAATTATCGTGGTGGACTTGTAAAGCATACTTATGAAGTTTTACATATTGTAGAAACTTTAGCTAAGATGTATACAATAGAAAATTTAGATGGACTTCGTCTTGCAGCAATACTTCATGATATGGGTAAAATGTATGAGTATGATTTTGATGACAAGCTTGGTGTAGCTATTATTAACCAGGAGTGGTTGAAAACAGATATAAGCCATTTACATTGGGCATTTAGGTTTGCTCATGATTGTGCTGCATTTGATGTAGGACGTATGGTAGCGTGCCACCATGGTAGAGTTGAATGGGGCGCCTTATTTGAACCTGAAACACCTGAGGAAAAGATTTTACATCTTGCAGATATGATTAGTGCGACTATAGGTGTAATAAATACAGATAAGCTCGCAGAAATGTTAGAAGAAATGAAAGCTGCGAAAATTATCAAAGAAGCGACTATTGAAGTATCACAGGAAAAGGAGGAAACAACTAATGTACGTAAGACTAGTAGTGACGTTTTGTAATAGCGAGAAGGTTATAAAACCTAAGGAAGCTCATATAGATTATATTGGGGAAACCTATTATAAGGTTGGCGATAGCACACCTATAAAAACTTCAGATAATGTTATAGAACGTGTATTAAATAATTGCATGACTATACTTAATGAAAAATATGATAAAATTGAAGGTATGGTACCAGCGCACTTAAAGAACAAAGACTTTGAAATAATTATACACGGAAATTATTTACAAGGTGTTGATTGGGATAACGAACATAAACAATGGTCTATTCCTGAGCCTATTTTCAATATACAACAATTAGGCCTTCCTGAGAAGGACCGACCAATTATAAAAACGTCATAATAACAAGTTGTAATTTTATGTTATAATGATATTATATAAAATAATACTTAAAGAAGTTTAAAAAAGGAGAAACTAAGGATGAAAACTTTTGCAGATGTAATAGAATTTAATCAGGAGATTATTGGGCTTGGACCTACGGAATATTTAAACCCCGAAAGACTTCAATGGTTTAAAAACACAATTAATGAAGAACTTGGTGAATTTGAAGCCGCTAATGAAAAATATAAAATGGACTATGAAGCAAGCAAGAGAATTAACGTAACTGAAGACCAATTGCTTGAAGATAAAGTTGATATGATTGATGCTATCATGGACTTAATTTATTTTGCATTAGGTAGACTATATGAAATAGGTTGCACAGAAGATGATTTTGCAGCAATGTGGAATGCAATACACCATGCCAATATGACCAAAAAGCGTGGTAATAAAGGTAGAGGTTCAGATGACGACGCAATTAAGCCAGAAGGATGGCAAGGCCCTGAACAAGTATTTATAAAATACAAAAAAGGACTTAAAAATCAGCTAGATACCTGCGAACAAACTACAAGACGCTTTAAAACAACTTGCGAAAATTTAAGTCTAAATTCTTCAAATAATTCCACAGAAACAATAAAAAACAATAAACCTTCTGAAACTGCTGAAAATATTCAACAATTACACTTACCTGGGATGAAATATGACCAAGGAAAGCCAAATCTCTCCCTGGTCTTTGGTGGCTTCAATAAAGCATTATTAGATGTAGGATATATTGGAACATTCGGTGCTCGTAAGTATACACCAAATGGATGGAAAGATGTTGAGAATTTATATGAAAGATATTCATCAGCATTGCTTCGTCATATGTTTGCAGCTATGAGTACAAGAGTTAAAGATATTTATGATAATGAAACAGGTAGACTACATCTTGCCCATGTAGCGTGGAATGCTTTAGCTCTTACAGAACACATGCTAAAAGCTATTGACTATGACAAATACAATGCTGAAGCTTTAGCACAATCTGAAAAAACGTTACAAGACCATTTTGAAAAAACTAAAGGAGATAAACATGAATAGAGGCAACCATATTGTAACTATTGCGTTAGAAGTAAAATCTCATGAGCCAATTACACAAGAGTGGCTAAATAAATTAAGAAATGATATAGACTTAAATAATGACTATACAGAATTAGCCAAATGCGATGTAACTTGTATTGATTGGAAAAAAGTCCCAGCAGCAACATTACACTAATTTGAAACTTTAAAAGGAAAAGACAATGGATAAACCAATAAACAATCTGAGCTTACATAAACAATATAATACATTCTTTGATGAACAGTATATGGCTTTATTAAAGCGTATATACAATGAAGGTTATATTGAGTTTAATGCAAGAACTCAAACAGAAATAAAAGCACTACCACAGAGGACGTTAGTCTTCAACCTTATAAACCACATACCTGTCGTCGGCGCGCGGAAGATTTTTCCGCACGTCGCTGCAGCAGAACTTGCCTGGACATTATCTGGTACACAAGATACAACATTCATTAAAGAGTATTCAAAAATGTGGTCTAAATTTGAAGATGAACCAGGTAAAGTAATTCCTGCTTATGGATATAGATGGAGAAAACATTTTGGTAGAGACCAATTACAATGTGCTATAGACGCCTTGAAAAAAGACAGAAGTAACCGTCAGGTTTGGGTGACTGCTTGGGACGCCGCACAAGATGGCCTTGATAATATAGGACATTATAAAAATGTACCATGTCCATTAGGTTTTATGTTAAGTACAATTGGTAACAAGCTTAATATGACAGTGATTATCCGAAGCTCAGATACAGTAGTAGGTTTACCTTATGACGTGATGATGTATACATTCTTATTGTGTGCCTTATCTAAAAGTATCGGCGTCCCGGCAGGTAAGATATTCTTTGTATTGAACCATGCACATATTTATTCAAGTCATTATGAAATAGTTGACCGTATGCTAAGAAGCTATGATAAATATACAATAATGAAACGACCAATTGACCAGGAGTTTGTGCCACAAGCTATTCCTATTCCACAGCATAGTATTGAGGATATAATGAACAATCCACATAATTATGTTGAGGACATAAAGCTTCTTTACAAACACTCCCTGGATAAGCTTGGACTAAAGCCTAAAATGGAGCTACCAGATGTAATACAATAAACAAATAAGGAACTTTAAAGAAATGAAAAAATTTGAAATTTTAAAACTTTTAGAAGAGTATGCAGCTCAATCAAATTGCAAAAAGAAAGGTGTAGCTTCAATCTTGTTGAAAGATGGAGAACCTGTTAACTACGGAATAAATGAGGTAATGCTGCCAACAACCAAGAGGAATTGTGAGTTGTGCGCAACACGCCAACATAAAAGTGAGTTAAGTCTATGTCCTGCTATTCATGCAGAAGTTGCTTGCTTAAGTACAGCAGACTTAGCTGAGGAAGGTAACTATAGTTTAGTTGTGAGTTATTCACCTTGTTATGATTGTTGTAAACTTATTATGAGCTTACCTGATATAACAACAATATATGTAACTGAACCTAAAAGTAGTGAAATTCCTGATAATGACAAAAGAAATTATGGAGTATCTACTTATGATGAAGTTGCTGATATGCTTTTAGCAGGTCGTAATTATATCAGATTATGGATGATGCCTGATGACTTTGAGGTGATATAATGAAAGCTATATTTGTTGAAAGTTATAATGGTTATTTAGCTAAGGGACCAAACGATGATATGTCATGGACACCGTCACTTGATAAAAAGATATTTAAGTTGTTAACTTATGCTTATGGCGGTGTCTGTGTTGTATCACGGAATACTTATCAACTGCTTCCTAAGAAAATGTTGCATGATGGAAATAGGAAATTTATAATAGCGGAAAAGTGTGGGCCAAATTCATTATATAAACTGAATATGTACTACCCTGACGCAGTTCTTATTGGAGGACCACGATTTTTAATGGCAGCGTATGAAGCTAATGTAATTGATACATTTATAGTAACAACTACAGAGGCAAGAATACATAATAATGCACAGTATGAAAACCCATTTATAGATGTATTATTAAATTTAGAACCTGAATGCACAATTAAGTTTGACACTATGACAATACGAGTATATGAAAATAAGGTATATAGACATGACAAGTAATTTTGATTTTATAGATGAAGAAGCAAAACCTGTAACTCAAGAGACTTTAGACTCAGCATTAAATGAAGTCGCAGAACTTGAAGCACAGCTTAAAGCATTAAAGAAACAGAAGGGAATAAAGGTAAAGGAGGAAAAACCCAAAGTCACTTCTGTAGCTCAACTCAACCTTGAAGAGTTTTTATCTGAAGGCAATGAAACAACTGACCTTGATACACGAGTTCAAAAGTCACTATATGCCAATGCACAATGGAGTGAATTAACAGCTGAAGCGCGTTCACACTTAGAAGGTAAAATGAACTGGCATATTAAGGATGAATGGAGAGATGTTTCTAATGCAGATAAAATAGCAATAGACACAGAAACTTATGACCCTGATTTACAAGCAGCAGGAGCAGGATGGGCGCGTAAATCGGGGCACCTTTGCGGTGTTTCTATTGCAGCAAAATTTGGTGATGAAATATGGAGCAATTATTATCCTGTAAATCACCCTGAAACAGATAACTGGCCAATTCAACGCGTCATAGATTATATAACTGAATGCTTTAAAAAAGCAAAGAAAAGAGTATTTGCCAATGCAGAATATGATATGGGGTGGCTTAATCGTTACGGTGTCCCATTAGAAGCAATGTTAGCTAATGGCCCAATTGACGATGTATTAGCAAAAGCAGTTCTTGTTGATGAAACATGGCTCAGTCACTCCCTGGATAATGTTGGTATGTTCTATGTAGGTAAGCATAAAGATGAAACACTTCTTAAAGACCATCAAGTTAGGTCTGCTTATGGAATACAAGATATTAAGAAAGATTTATGGAAACTACCTGCAGGTTTTGTAGGAGCGTATGCAGAACAAGACGCCGTCCTTACATTAGAAGCAGACGATGCCCTAGACCCATTTATAGAACATCACCCACTAACCGGGAAGAGTCTTGAAAAAGTTTATGATTTGGAAAGACGCCTTATACCTATGCTATTTGAAATTCATAAACGTGGTGTTAAGATTGATTTGAATAGAGCAGAAGAAGTTAAAGTTGAGCTTGAGAAAAAGAAACAAGAACTACAAGAAGAAATCAATAGACGTGGTGGACTCAAGATAAACATTAACTCAGGAGATGATATTGGTTTAGCTTGTGATAGACTCGGTATTGCATACCCACGAACAGCAAAAACAAATAAGCCATCATTTACAGCTGACTTCTTAGATACTTCAGAAAATGATTTTCTATTGATGATAAGAGAAGCACGAAAAATAGGAAAAGTTCAATCAACATTCATTGACCCTATAATTGATAAATGTGTGGATGGTAGAATATATCCACAACTAAATGCGTTAAAAAGGGTAGAAGATGGACTTGATGGGTCAAGCGGTACGATTACAGGACGACTATCTTGTGTAAAACCTAACCTACAACAAATAAGTTCAAGAGATAAAGTTCTTGCTCCAATTGTTCGTAGTATGTTCTTACCTGATGAGGGATATTTATGGGGCAACTTTGACTATTCTCAACAAGAGCCTCGTATGACAATTCACATAGCGCACCTGTTAAGACAACTCGGTGTTGTAGGTCTTGACCGTGTTGAAGAAGCTGTAGCAACATTCAATGCTAACCCACGAACAGATAATCACCAGATGGTAGCGGATATGGTAGGTATAGCACGGCGCCCCGCTAAAACTATTAACTTAGGTTTATCTTACGGTATGGGAGCACTCAAGTTAGCTAAAAAGTTAGGGCTTCCTACAACAATAGATGACCGCGGGCGTGAAGTAGCAGGCAAAGAAGCAAAAGACTTAATGAAGTTATTCAATCAGAAACTACCATATTTAAAAGGTTTTATGAACTGTGCTGCACGTAGAGCAGAAACTGCGGGCGCCGTTACAACTTTACTTGGTAGACATTCAAGATACAACTTATGGACAGCAAAGAATTGGGCAAAATCACAGCATTTAGGTATGCGTGTAAAAGAAGATATTGATAGGGACATAGCACTTAATGGCGAAAATTCTGAGTGGTACGGCGTCCCTCTGGTTAGAGCAAAAACATTCTCAGCTATGAACCACATTGTCCAGGGAAGCGCTGCCGACCAAACAAAATTAGCAATGCTTACTGTATATGAAAATAAGATAGTGTTGCCATATACTCAAATTCATGACGCATTAGATTGTCCTATTGATAAGACAAGAGTACACGACCACGTGAAACAAATTCACGACGCAATGGTACATGCTATGGAACTATGTGTACCAACTGTAGTAGATGTAGAATTAGGTGAAACATGGGGAAGCGTACAAAAATATGAGTTATGATGAAGACTATATAAAACAGTTACATAAAAAGTATGACATTCATATCAATAAACAAGGTACAAAGTATTGGACATATGATGCCTTAGAATGTTATTCAAGGTTTTGTCATTGTCCCGGCTGTAGACTACAACAGTTGGTTACAAGTCAGAAATGCCGCTTAAATTTTACCGTAAATAGAATGCTTGACACGCTTGGTACACCAACCAGGGAGTGTTGTGAGAAAGTGGGGTTTGACTATGAAAGACTTAACACATGGTAAAAATGTATGGAGGTCCTGTAGACATAAGAAAAGATATTGCACATATAATTATGCTGTAGAAATGGCAATACACATGACAGAGAAATTTGGTAAAATTCAATATGTCTATTGGTGTCCATTCTGTCATGGGTATCACCTGACAACATTAAGACAGAAAGATGAGCGTGAAGCTCGTATACTTGAAGATAAAATAAATGAAGCATTAGAGAAAAGGAGAAATGAAAATGGAACCACTAACCCTATCAGAACTGAAAGCAATACTGAACAAGAGGCAACACAAGAAGAGAGTAGCACGTCGCAAAATGCAGAAGCTATCTCGCAAGAAGAACAGGAGTAAGTAATGGGAAGACAAATTCAAGTTCCACATCATTGTGCAATGTTCCAACCTAATGAGAACTTAAACTTGACATGTACATTGAATGCACCGAAGAGAACTCGTTGTAAAGTATATAATGAGGAATATTGCAATGACTATTATGAATTTAATTATATAAATTGGAAGCAATTAACGGAAAAGGAGGAAGCAAATGCAGGTTCAGTTAGCAAAAACCTACGAACACAAAAGAATTGAGAATTGGTCACTTGGCTATTATTCTCGTAAATTTGATGGTAAGAGAATGTACTATCTTGATGGTGTCGGATATTCACGAGATAATAAAGAATGTCGCCCTGCACCGATAGAACACATTACAGACCAAATAACTAAATGCTATGAATTATTAGGTTTTGTTCCAGATGGCGAAGTATTATATTTTAATGAAGATTTTTCTGAGAACTTTAAAAAAGCAATATCTCTCACGAGCCGTATTGAACGAGCTCCAGAATGTGATAGGCTATACTATGTCATATTTGACTTAATACGAACTGAGAACTTTTTATTAGAAGCTTCAGATGTTCCATTCGGTGAGGCTTATGCTCGTGCTAGACAATTATTAGAAGCTGAAGAAATTCCAGGCCGCGTAGATTTACTTAAAACTAAATTGCCTAATGTATTTTTAGCTCGACAAACAAGTGATTTATTTGAGATGACAAATCATCCTCAATATAGAGATTGGGAAGGTCTTATGCTACGTGACGCTGGGGCGCCGTATGAATATAAGCGCTCAGGAAAGCTTCTTAAAATAAAACAGTGGAAAGATATAGAATGTAAAGTTATTGGAGTCAAAGCAGGAATAGGAAAACATCTTGGTCGCCTCGGCGCCCTCATTGTTGACTATAAAGGCTATGTTGTTGCAGTTGGTTCAGGCTTTGATGACCAGGAGCGTGAGATATTATGGCGTGAATTAAAGGAAGGTGGCCGACTTTACGACTCCCTGGTCAATGGTGAACTGTATATTAAGGTTAAGTATTTTGAAGAAAGTCAAGATGCTGATGGTAATATGAGCTTGAGATTTCCCACATATCTTTGTTTCCGAGATACTAACCTCGGCGAGTTCGTAGTTTAAATAAAATTATATTAAAATATGGATAAAAGTGGCGCGATACAACGTCACTTTTTTAATGCGCGAAAATTAGCCGCTTATGTTTGTTCGTTTATAACTAGCTGTTTTAAAAGTTCATATTTATTCATTTTATTACAAGTATTTAAGATGTGTTATAATATAAGAAAAGCTAAGGAGAACACTATGAGTGAAGCACCTACTGAGATAAAAAAGCATACTTTAGGAGCTGAGTATTTTATTCCAAAGACCAAAGAGGAATTGAGAAAAGATATTGCAGCACAAGAATTAGAAAGTAGAAACAAAAAGAAAGGAGCTACAAATGCCACTGAAGAAGTCAGCAAGTAAAGAAGAAAACAATGCTGAAAGATTGCGTCGTTATCATGGACGTAAAGCAGCTGAAAAGAAATTTGGTAAAGCAGCGCTTAAAGGTAAAACTGTACACCACAAGGATGGTAATAATTTGAATAATGCTCCATCTAATCTTGAACTTAAAACACGTGAAGCACATGGGAGAGAACATGGCAGAGGAAATGGAAAACGCGGACACGGTTTCAAAAAATAGAAAACGTAAAGCAGAAAATCAGAGACGATGGGCTAATAATATAAAACAGCAATTAGCAGAAAATTTTGCTGAAGCAGACAGAAATGGTACAGATGTTTGGCTGACTAGTAAAAACAGAAAAGACCCAGACCAATGTATACGGGCCTCAGAAATTAAAGAATGGGGCCTTTCTTGTATGCCTGAGGTGCAACGTGCAAAGAAAGGAGACCCAGGCTACTATGTCGACAAAATACTCTGAAAAACTGTTTAGGCAAAACTTTGTTAGATGGTTTAGGGAGTACTTCCCAAAAGACCACATACAATCAATTGAAAGTGAAGCCACCTCTGCAGGAGTACCCGATATCAATATCTGCAAAGGAGGAAAGGAAGTATGGGTTGAACTTAAATCGGGGCGCCTAACTACATCGTCAATAAAACCTGGACAATATATGTGGCATACAAAACGAGCCCAAGCAGGTGGTACTACTTGGGTCGTTCAGCGAGATGAAGATGGGGTTTTGTGTGTGTTTCGTGGTTGCCGTATTAAGGAGTTTCAAGATAAGCCTAATTCAGTTGTGCCTGATAGAAAATTCTCATCGGCGTCCAGGGAGTCTCGTATCAAAATGTTCAATTATTTAGTTGGTCAACCTTACTTAGAGATGGACCAATTAACCTTTGACTGATGGGTCGTTTAACCAATCAGGCTTTCCTGGATAAAGATGTGGCCTTATACTTTCAACAGGAACAGGTACTAGTGGTGGATAAGTATCTTCCAATATCCTCCTGGTCAATTCAAATTCCTGTTGTTTACTCAATTCATAATATCTTGAGAAGTAATAACTATATGCTTCAGCAAGAGAACTGAGATTTGTTTTTAATATCTCAACTTGTCTTTGTTGTTCTACTAAATCTTTGGATGTTTTTGGAGTGTTATATCGCTCATACAGGTATTTAGAACAAGTGTCAATATAACTTATATAACCCATAACTAGTGCAGAGCGAGCATGTAGCATTGCTTCAAACATTTCCATTTGTTTACTCATTTGTTTTCCTTTCTTTAAAGTTTATTGGTACTACCTTTTTAGATGACATTAAAAATTCATACAGTCGTTGAGCTTCTTCTTCATTAGCACAAACAAATTCAATTGTTGGAGTTTTCTTTACAAGTCTTACTATTATAGAACTTTCTAATGAACTTTCATCATCACTACTAAAAGCCATAATCTTTGCATCAACAACTTCATCTGTAGGCATAATTATTGCATTACCGCCCATAGTTATCCAACCTGTTTGTTTAGGTTCTTTAGGAAAATCTATTGTATTATCCATGTCCACCTCATTTTCTCTTAATCGTCCTCGCCTTCTAAATAAGCGTGGTTAAAGCATGCAAACATATCTTTTGATTTCTTTGAGAGTATACGACTAGCTCGTAGTATAGCATGTTTAAGGGCGCCTTGACACTCTTTCAATTCATCTTGAGTATATGAAGCACGTTCTAGTCCTACAACACCCGGGTCAATACGAAAACCAAAGCACACTCCATGATAATTAACAGTAACAGTAACATCAGGACCGCACTCAATCTCATCACAATTGTTACAGCCGGAGCATTCTTCATTGATGGCTTTACAGCAATTACTACAGACCCGGGGTTCAAATCGTTTTTGTGATTTATGACCCTCCTCAGTTAGTCCCTCTGGTGCCGTCATAAATGCTTCTATAAATACGTTATGATGTGGGAGTATTCTATTACGAATTTCTTTAGGTAGTATATCTATTATGCCAGGTACTGAAGGTCCGGTGTGAAAAGAAGAAGTATTATGTGGATTGATTTTGGGTTGTGCAGAGATGTTATCCTCATTTGTAACACCTTCGCTACTTCCTCCTTTCTCACGTGGGACCTTCGCAGTCCAACCGCCAGCAGAGTTTCCGTCTATTACTAAATCGATTTCCAATTTTTGAATTATATCGCTAAATATCAATGGAGCCTGCTGTCGTTCAGTACCTGCTATAACAGATAAATTATCTAAGTATTTCTGTAATATAGCCAAGACTGCAGTTGCTTCATAACCATCCTTAGCTGATTGTAACCGCGCCCGTGCTATAATGTTAGCACATACTACACATGTCATTATGCCATAGTATTTATCATCTTTAATATAAGCATCAACTGTCACATTGTTCGGAGCCAGGGAGTGTGCTTCACGAATGTCATCATAACATTTCAATATAGTAGCTTCAATCTCTGATATAGGAACCATTAGTCCTATCCGAGCTAACTCCTGGCCAATGCGGTCAATAAGCTTATCATCAATTGCATTATATCTATTGCTCATCAGTTTCCTCATCTTCAATTTGTTGTAATTCTTCATCGCTTGGTTCATCTTCTTCATCTTCATAACGCCATTCAAATGGGTCTGCGTCATAATTGTTTTGGTCAATAACCTCAAAGCGACCTGTTTTCTCTAACCAAAACTTTGCTGTGCGAACATCATAAACAATCTCATCAACAGGTTTTGGTAAATTCCTTGCATACTTTTGAACTATCTGTTGTGCAAATACTACAAGAGTTGCACTGTTTACAACTTCTACATTCTCAGGTGGAGGTAATTGCTTATAAATAATTTCATAAGTAAACTCCGTTAAGAACTTTCTTTTGCGTCTATATTTAGTATTCTTTTCTAACAAGCCTGCTTTTCTAAAATGGAACTTATACCATTGAACTGCTTTTACACTTGTTGAACCGTCATATAGACAAGCTGCTTCCTCTGCTATTTCTTTATCTGTAAGTCTACCTTCTTGTAGTCTCTTTAGAACAAAATCTTTGACTAAACCTTTTTGACCACGATGTTGTCTTTTCTTCCATTCCGGACGTATAACCGGGTCTGGGATGTGTCTCTCGTCCATCCTCAATTCTCCTTTTACCTTATAAATGTACCACACTAAATCTTCTTATAACCAGCTGCTAGCTACAAATATAAGGGACATTAAGTCCCTTATATTATTCACTATATCTACGAGTTAGATAGCTTCTGTAGGTTGAGCTTCTGCAGATTGAGCTTCGCCCATTTTTAAAGCTTCGATTTCAGCTTTAAGTTTTGCTGCTCTCTTTTCAGCTGCTTCTTGTTTCTTCATAAGCTTTTCAGCTTCTGTAAGTTCTTTCTTAACAGCTTTTTCTTTTACAGGGAACAACTCAGCAGGAACAATTGATTTCAAGATTTCAGTCTTAACTATTTCAATTAAACCTTTAACTGAAACAGCTTCAATCATTTTGTTTACAAATTCAGCTTTGCCTGCTTCATCAAGACCATCATAGTAGTCATTGACTTTTGTTCTAACTTCAATAGCTTTAGCTCCTGTTGCTTTGTAACGTTCTTTACCAGGGTTAAGTACCGGGTCAGAACTTCTGTACCAATTCAAGCAATTGATTTTAATCTTAGATGAACCATCTTCGTTAACACCATAGATGTCATTACCAATTTCCTGAATTTCAGCATTTGTCAATCCAGCTTTAATTGCTGCACGAGTAAATTCACTCAATTTTGTGTCTGCATTGAAAGTGTGATTTGCTTCAAATTCTGCAAAACCTTCACTTCTCAAGTTGTTTGCATTAACTGCCACTTTTTTGTCTTTCTTAGCCATTGTAGACCGTCCTTTCGTTTTCTTTAAAGTACCTCTATTTGATTTATTCAATCTATATTTATTATATTAAAATAAATTATAATTGAACACCTTGTTTATTATGGCGAGTATTGACGCCAGGTTGTTTTGTTTGTTTAATCTTTATATTATTATAATAATACAAAAATTTAGCTAGAACATCATGATTTTTCGTCGTGGATGTCGGGTTCTATCCGCGCCCCAAACATGAGTTCCCGAACCGGTGCGAAGTCTGCCTTCACATCTTCATTCCCTAAGTCATCAACAATCTGAAAATCTACGCTATGCAGTCCCTGGTCATAGTGGATAGACTCATCTTTCACGAGGGCCAGAGGGTCTATGCCTGCGAGAAAGTCGCCCAAGTTTGCATACATCATGATTATACCATTTGTGATGATAAGTGTTTTATTAGGTATTACTTCTATTATACAACCTTTAAAATCTCCTACTTCTAATCGTGGATTGATACTCACAATATCAATCATTGATGTGTTGTATGGTCGCATAACTGCTTGAATTGTTTTGAGTCCTATTCTAAGTTTCATTGTTTCTCCTTTATATTTGTTATCAATAGTCCTGCTTTCATTACTAACATTATTCTGGTCGCAATTTTATCTTGCCATTTAGTAAATATCCATAGTGGATAGGACTTTTTAATATCTGCTCCAATTTGTCTTCCAACAGAATTATTATATAAGTCCATTTCTTTTTCTTTTGGTGGGTTATCGGGTTTGCTTTCATGTATATTTCCAATTATTTTTGCTATAAATCTACCTAACCATAAAGTTAACTCAGCTTGAAAATAACAATGCTTAAAAGCATCAGCTTCATTATTATGCGATACATGTCCTGGTTCCATATCAAAATGATAGATATTCCAATAATGTTCTACAACCGCATTCAAATGTTTTGTATATAAATCTATTATGCACATCATTTTCTCCTTGAGTTATTTGAGCCTATATCACATATTAGTGGAGACCCTAAGCCTATCACTAATAAGATTATTATTATCGCTGGGGCGCCGCAATTAACTGCTATTGCTAATGATAGTATGACACACCCGATTGACATCCAACTTTTAAACATTTATTTCCTTTCCATACAGACGGTATATTAGCCTGGGTTTGGACCTTTCTCGCAGAGAAAGCGTTTCAGAACTGCGTACTCAGTGGGCACTCCATGCCAAATAACTCGGCGTCTTTAGCTCCCATATTTATGTGCCTTTAGGCATCCGTCGTATTTTACATTATATAATAAACCAGTGCCGCTTCCTCCTTTACCATCTAAGGTCCTGCCATCGGAAGAGTACCAAAGCTAAAGTGTTGGACTCCAACGATTGTTAACACTATCAATAAGCCTATAATCATTGTCAACCACGCCCCTGTAGCTATACCACGCATATATGCCATGTGTCGCGTTTGATTAAAGTTTTGTACCATAAGTTTATAGTCATCTTTTTCCATTCTTATGTATTCTTTTGTTTGTCCTTTTAAAAATTCAGGAATGTCTAAAGGTTTTTCTGTAATAGTTTCAGTTTGCTCATCAAACTTTACATCTAAATTTTGCTTTTTCATTTACTCATCTCCTATTCTCTTATATCTAACAACTTGCCTTCTGTCACTGTTTGGTTATACCAATCGGCGCCCGGCTGTAAGTCTTGTGAGTATTGTTCATACTCAAATGTGCCATCAGTTTTTGTTAATTCAACATTGAATACCACACGGATAACTCCACCTGTCAATTGCAATACTTTAACACTATGTATCTTACCAAATGTTGATTGCCTTGTATTCATTATCATATCTGTATTCATGATTATTCCTTCATAGCTCTCCTGGTCGGCAGCTACAGTGGGAGAGACTGTAGCAACCAGGAGTGCGATAGTTAAGAAAAGGGTTCTTAGTTTATTCATAGTTTATTCTCCAAATTTGTATAGCGGCCTATCTATTACATAGGTTGGTCTGCTATAATTGTCTACATCATTTCTTCTTGCAGGTTCCTGTCTATAGGTTGGTTGATTGTTATACATAGCATTAACCTGGTCTTGCATCATGTTATGCTGCAAATTTATATCCATTTGCATTTGTCGCATGATTAAATGGTCACGGGTTCTATCTATAACTTCTGTTCCATGTGCTGCATAAGTCATAAGACATGCGCATATAATCAATAAATGTTTCATAATAAACATCCTTTCATTACTTCTTTAATTTGAGCAAACGAAAAGCTACTCTGGAAATATTCTTCTGCTATAGCTTCCCAATTATTGTCCTGATTTTCTTTCATTGTTATTAGTCCATCAGTATGTATTAGTCTTTGTGGTCTATCTATTTGTATATTCATTGTTACATTTATATATAATTCAGGTCTATACTTATAGATAAATACCGTTGTTATATGAGATTGTGGAGGGTCAAAAGTATTTTCTTCTGTAACTTTCACATATACATCATCAAATAATACCATGTTTTTATATAAGCATGCTC